TATATGGCAGTTGCAAAAGTATCCGATTTTACAAGTGACGCGGAATTAATATCAAACAGAATTTCAAAGGCCGTAGCTATTGCCATAATTAAATCTATAGATAGCATACCTAAAACAGGAAGTTATGCGTTAACGGCCGTAACAGATGATTTAAAAAAACAAAAACAAGATAATTGGTTAATATGGATATTAAATTACGTGGCACCATCGACAATTGTAAAAAGTGCTTTAGATACACTTCAAACAAATTTTGGCGATCAAATAGATAATACTTTAGACGACTTAGAGCATCAAACCAATCAAATTTTTAAACTTGTTCGTCGAGACGCAAGAGATACTATGCGCGATGTTAATAGAAATTTATACTTTTTAGGAATTTCTTTAACGGCATTGATAGGTTCAGCTATAACCATTTTAATAAGAATGGGGTTCCTTGCAGTGTCAAGAGATAAGAAAAAGTTTGAGAAATTAGAGGATAAATCATCTAGAGAACAAAAAGAACAAGGATTAATTCCTTATAATAGTGCCAGCGGCAAAAAAAAATCAAGGAAACGAGGAAGAAAAGGAAGCAAACAAGAAACAAGGAAGAAAAGGAAGAAAAGGAAGCAAACAAGAAACAAGTAAAAAAGGAAGCAAACAAGAAACAAGTAAAAAAGGAAGCAAAAAAGGAAGCAAAGGTAGCAAAAAAAAAGGTAGTAATTAAAGTAACTAATAAAAATAAGTAATAAACATTAATTAAATAATTTTTATAAAAAATTGAAATTATTTAATTGTTTTTTCTATAATTAGAAAACATCAAATAAAAAGATAATGACTGACATTCGCAGTAAGATTTTTAAAATTCTTGAAGAAATAGAGAAGAATGGTTTTATAGAACTTGACCTTGTGGAGTTAAAAATTTTCACCGAAAAAGAAATATTGGAAATGAGAGAAATATGTATGTCAGAATATTATAAATATTTCATTGAAAGAGGAGTGCAAATGAAAGATTTGGAAATAGATCTTACAAAGGCATTAGACATAAATAAATATTTTAAACAACCAAAAGATTCAAAAATGTTTAAAGCGATGTATGGGCATATAACTGCCGATGGACGAGAATATATTAACACTCGAAAACCAGCAAATGCAAAGGATTGTGGAATGGGTTTAGCAACTAGTCAAATTTCAACATATTACAATGAAAGATTGAACGAGTTTAAAGAAAGAATACGACCTTTAATGAATATTTTGTATGGAGGACCAGTTAAAAGACATTTATCGAGATTTGGACTAAAACTACCACCGTCAAAAGATATGCAATTACATACCGATATGAGCTATATGAAAGAGTATAAAGAAGAATTACCGGAAGAAAGAAACGCCGACGACCCGGTTTCATATCACCCATATTCAAATACCGGAAAGCCACAAAGATACCAAATGGTAATAGCGTTAAATGATAGCGATTCAGGGTGGTATGGCTATGCAGGTGCTCATAAAAAATATAATGACATAGGCGATGAACTAGGGTGGCCCGGTAAAACAAAAACATTACAAAGAATCTCTCCAGATATTATGAAAAAATTGGATCTAGAAAGGGTAGAAATCACTTCCAAAATAGGAAAAGCTATTATATGGAATTGTGGCATTCCGCATGGAAATTTGGCTTGTAGGAAAATTCCACGGTTAACCCTTTATGTAAATTACCAACCAGATAAAGAAGATACCGTAGCAGATAAAATTATAGGATTGGGAAATCAACCAAAACAGTAAATAACAAATAAAATTAATTAAATAACAAATTAATTAAAATAATTTTTAAAAAATATTTTATTTTAATAGAATGTTCGTTAATAATAAAATTAATTTGGAAAATGTTAAGAAATTTAATTTAAAAGATAGTGTAAAAAATATTATTAACAAGGTTGTTGATATTTTATTTCACGGCAAAGCAAATCATTTTATAGATAAAAAAAAACTAGTAATAATTATTTTTTTATTATTAATAATTTTAATTTTATTAAACCAGTTTTATAGGTATTTTGTTTTTAAATTTATATTAAAAAAATTTACGAGTTTTGATATTAATGGTGGGAAATATAATAATTATGCTGAAATAGAAGTAGATGAAAAATTTGAGAATAATACAGAACCAATATTACTAGAATATCTTTTACCCAGAATGAAAAAATCTTTATTAACGAAATGGGAATATGAGTACGAAAGAGATATTTTAGATATTAAAGAAGGTGAAAGTATATTAGATATTAGTTTAAGTAATGGAAAATTAGCATTGTATTTATTAAAACATTTTAATAATTTAACGATAACAGTTATTACAGATGAAGAAAATTTTAAAACAGTAGAAGACAAAATTGTTAAATTTAAAGACAGGGTGAATTTAATTAATTGTGATATTAAAACTATAGAAATGCAAGATTTTTTAAAAAATCAATCATATGATAAAATTTTGTTATTAAATACAATCGGCAAAATTAAAAATAAAGACGCTTTTTTAAAATCATGCAATAATTCTTTAAAATCAAATGGAAAATTATATATTAAAACCGTTTGTTATACTGATAAAAATAATTTTAGATTTAAAGATATAAGTAATTTTTGGCATTACAATTTTTCAACAAGATATAATATTTGTAGCGAATTACATAATAACGGATTCAAAAATATCGAATATTGTGAAATAGATTTATTAATGTTATTATTAACTTATGTTCCGAAAGATATTATACTTTTTAACACCGCTTTATTTGGAAATATTAAATATTTAACAAATTCAAAGGTTCCAACAATTAAAGCCGTCTTACTGCATATTTACATAATATTTAATGGTTTAAAATCAACGATGATAATATGTGATAAAGCGTAATATGCAATAAAGCGTAATATGCAATAAAGCGTAATATGCAATAAAGCGTATATTAAAAATTAGATATATGTTCAGAGCATTTTATTGGAATAATAGCCATATAAATTTTTTCAATGTCATTTGTAATTTGTTCATTATCACCTATTTCTTTACCATTTAGTATAAATTTAATATTTTCAAGATAAATTCCATCTATAAGGGTAATAATATGAGATTTTAACTCAAAATATGTTTTTATTTCATTATTACAACAGTCAATACTATAGCTTTTATTTAAAAGTGAATGTTCTATAATCATATTTTTTATTAATATATAACCAGTTTAGTGTTTATTTTGTTTTATTTTTTAATTTAGCCCCCCAGTGATAGTTTGAAGAGTTACAAAATGCATATATGCCTGTATAATAATATCATCAATATAATATAGATGAAATTATTATTGGTTTCAATAGGAGAAGTAATTTATTTAATTTATATGTTTTATTTTTTTAGAACCAAAGTAGATTTTAATTTATTGATGTATGAACCAGAATTACAAGATAATTTTTTAAAATCAATGGAAAAATATAGGACGAAAATAACAAAATTTATAATTAATACAAATAAAAAGTATTTTAATCATTATAGAGACGATGAAATTAAAATATGTTTATTTGGTAGAATAGTTATCATATTATTATTTATGTTTTTAATATTAAGACATTTTATTAGAACACCAAATTATATAACAATAATCGTTTTTACCATTACTTTCATTTTGTCTTTAATGAATATTAATGCATTGGTTTATCTGTTACCTATATTTGCAATAGAGATATACAAACTATTAACTATCGCAACAAATTAATCAAGATGATAGTCTATATTTGTCACCATTTTTAACATAATGGGCGATAACTTTAGGGTTTTTTTTATTTTCAAATATGTCTTGTGGATCGTATACATTGCCTTTTTCATCTAAATGATGAATAATTCCCGAAATTTCTTGTGCCCAAATCATAATTTTAACTGTTTCAGGTTCTTTACTTTCATTCGAGTCATTGATTTCACCATGAGGTGTTCCTTTAATATGTGTGCCGCAAAATTTAAATCCATCTCTTTTTCGCCGGGTACATTGTTCGCAGTTCGCACGAACAGCACGACATCTTTCATGAAATGGGACACTATTTTTGATCCGCTTTCTTTTATGCATGTCTTGTTTTGAAAATTGTAAACATTCTTTGTTATAGATGAAAGATAAAAGGTCTGCAAGGTCACAATCTTTTTTTGAATATTCTTTAACTTTTTCAACAATATCTTCTTTAAAATGGTTTAAAAAGTTAGAGATCTTTTGGTTGATGTTTTTTTCCATTAGTAGTGTGTGTTTAATTATTATAAAGGATATATCTTTATAATAATAGTTCAATTTAATTTTACAAGAGGTATAAAGAAAACTGCTACTATTTTTCATTATTTGTTATTTATTATTCATTTAGTATCTTAAATTCAGAATGTTCTTGTGGAAGAACAAAATAAAATAAAAACATACAATTAATAAATATTTGAAATAATACAATATCAAAAAATGATATTCTTGGGAACATTGTAGGTATTAAATAAAAAATAAAGTTAATTATTAAAATTAGAAGAATAACAACCATAGAAGAAAACATTTGTGTATACAATATTAAACTAAATTATATTTTTGATTTTTATCCCATATTGGACATTTATCTTCAAGGTCAATTTTATGAAAGCTTAAGCTATAGTAATCATATCCTTGGAAGAAATATTCAATATGTGTAACGATACATTTTTTATTAAAGCAGGCATTAGATATTATGATAGAATTATTATTTGAAGATTTGAAATCGCTATTAATATTATTTATAATCTCTTTTATTTCTTTATCTATGTATAATTTAGTTTTTCCAAAACTTCCTAAAAATATAGCATATCTAATAATACCACCTTCATTCTTTTCACCTTCTTTATAGTCTTTATGATAGTAATTTATAATTCCATTTTTGAATGAATGATCCAATGATGAAAAATTGTTTAAATAAAATTGTACAGAATCTTTTTCAGAATTATATTTTGTATAATTAGGTAAAATTATAATATTATTAATAACATCAAACTTTTCTCCAATAAAAGCAACTCTGGGTATCTCGATAGTTTTATTTTCATTATTTTTTAAATAAATCAATAGCGGATTTTTATAAAATATAGTATACACCGAAGAATGGACAGGATAATAAAGAACCGATTGGTGATTGCATATTTCGTCAATTAAACACCACCAATAAGTAGTTTCTTTGGTTAAAAATAATATACGCTTAATATTTTTATAAAATGTATTAAAGTTGAAAAATAGATAAATATCACGGTTTTTTTCGATAAATCCGTCGCTTTTAATTGTTTTTCCAAATATTTTTTTTGTATATTCGTCACTAGATTTTGCTATAGAATGTTTAGGGTTATATTTTATAAAAGGGAAAACAAGGAGGTTTGAGTGTTTTTTATCATTTTTAGGATATTTAAATAATAAATATTGTAGAAATGGTTTTTTTAAACCTTCTCTACTAACCCTGTTGTTTCTATCATTTATTCTGTAAAAACAAAAATGTATGGTATTTGGTGTAAAATCTAAATCTTCAAAACTTTTGTTTAGTAGTGTGTCTATATTATAGGTATATTGCCCAGATTCACTAATAGTATCAATTTGATTAGGTGATTTAATATCAATATTAATATTTGACATTATTTTGTTTTTTCCTGCAGAAATAGCAGGTTGACTATAAGTGGGAAATTTATCAGTGATATTCGGCATACCACCATCCTCTAATGTATCTCTAAGATCTAGTATATTTTTATAATTTGATGTAGTCTTCATAATATATTATTTTACTTTTTATTTTGGGGATTTTCGTCTTATATTTTCTTTAACTTGGTCTTCTCTAGAATTTAATATGTATTCGCTCATGGTTTTTGCCTGTGCTTCATTTTTAGTGAATTCTTTAATAGCTTCAAGCAAATGTTTTTTTGATAGTGTTTTTTTTGTTTTTGTTTTTTGATAAATTAATTTGTTACCACCAGCCAAATCAAAACAATCTATTTCATTATCTTTCATTGTATCCAATAATAAATCTGTTATTTGTTTCTTTTCTAATCTGGCTTCTTTTAGTTCTTTTCCTAAACTTTTAATTTTATCATCTAAAGATATCCAACTTTTAACATTATTTAACAAGGTTTCTTTATCCATTATTTAATAATATAATACTATCTTTAAATTTTATTATGAATACCACATTTTGTATTATTTTTACAGTTTTTTAAACATTGCTGACCTTTTCGTTTTCCAGATTTAAGAATAGCATTACACTTGTTTTGAGTTTTGACATTTGAAAATAATGGTTTAGAGTGTTTCTTACAAAACTCACTAAAACAACCAATGTTACATGGTTGTCCTTTTCTTTTTCCAGATGATAATATTTTACAGCATTTATTGGATTTAAAATATTTAGATGGTGGATAATTAACACCTTTCTTTTTTAATTCAGGATATCTTTTATTAAAAGGTATTAGACCATCTTGTATTGTTCTACAATATGGACATTTAATTTGGTTGGTATTTATTTTACTAGTCTCTAAATAATTTCTATTTTTTTGATTAGATAATTCTTTATAAAGAGGAATGTAATTAAATTTATGGTTACAAACTAACTTAATATGGTCTTCTTCGAGTGTATCATCGGTGATTAAACAACATTCTTCGTCTTTATCGCTGTCATTTTCTTCAAAAAGTTGTTTATATAATATTTCATTAAATGTATTAGTGTAATGCATTAAATGAAAATATATATTTTCCTTTATATACTTTATATAACATGAAAACAAATTTAGAATGGGGAATTTCTACATGGCATTTACTTCACTATATTGGAGAGAATATTGATTCAGATTTTTACAATAAGGAAAAATCTAATATTGTAAATATGGTTAAAACAATATGTTATAATTTACCATGTCCAGATTGTGCAGAACATGCAAAAAATTATCTTAAAAATATAAATGTAAATACACTAGATACATTAGAAAAGTATAGAATATTATTTTTTAATTTTCATAATTTAGTAAATAAAAATATAGATAAAGAACTTTTTGATTTTACAAATTTAAAAAAATATAAAACATATAATTTAGATGCAATATTAAATAATTTTTCCATTTTTTATGGAAAAAGATACAATGTAGGGTTACAATTAAGTTTAGAATCGAATGAAATGTACAGAAAAAACATTGTTAAAAATGTATTAACTTGGTTTAAAAATAATTTTTGTAAATAAATCATTTATTTTAATAATGATGTGGGACCACTCCGTTCGAGCAGCAGTCGTCGCCGAGGCAGAGGAGGTGTCGTATTAGCCCCCCGCAGCAGGGGTAGCAGTGGCAGCAGGGGTAGCAGTAGCAGCAGGAGTAGCAGTGGCAGCAGCATTTGGTTGGTCAGATTCAGCCACTCTATCCTCACATTTAAAGACATTGTCTTTAAGACTACAGGGTTTATCTTTTGAATAATTTTCAAAGTATGTCAAACCACTATTAAAACCAAACGAAGCAGTGATAACAAAATACCAACCAACACCAAAGATAGCTCCAAAAATCCATCCCCAAATAATATCTTTTAGATCACTACAACATGTAATAGCAAATCGTGCAACACCATTTAAAATAAGAGCAAATAAAACGGGAGCGAGTGAAAATGCTATGGTTTTCCAATCCACTCTTTCATTTATTATCATAGGAATACAAATATATGCAAAGGTAAATGCTAAAATAACAGCGTGGGGATCGGGTAATGTTTTAACTTTACCCCATACACCATTTCCAATTATTGAACATGTAGGGCTAGCTAACATGTTACTACCAGACCCCCTTGACCATTCAGGGTTTAAAGATAAAGCAAAAATGCAACATATTGAAACGGTAATAATAAGTCCTAAAACAAATATAAAACCTTTAAAAGAACCTTCTAAAGCTGATGAAAATATAGCACATATAGGAATTAAAATGGGTGTAAATGTTACAAAAAATGTTAATAATGTTTTAACATCATTTATTAAAGCACCGGTCATTATATATAAAATCACATATAATAATTATCAAATTATAAGTAATAATTATTATACAAAAACCAGTTTTAACACATCATTTATATGTGAAACATTGTGGAAAATAATATTTTTAATAGCCTCATTATCTTTATATTTTTTCATAAATTTATCAAAGTCTTTTTTATTTTCTAAAGGGAAAATAAATTCTTTGACGCCAGCTGCGATACCACCTAATATTTTTAAGTCTAATCCACCAATAGCTGTTACATTTCCTTGTAAATTAATCTCACCTGTAATTGCAAGATTATTTTTAATTTTTTTATTATTTAATAAGCTATAAATTGCAACAGTTATAGCTGTGCCCGCCGATGGACCATTTTTTGGCGTTGCTCCTTCAGGAAAATGTATTCGTATACCTTTTTGTAAATTTTTAGAAACATCTAAAAACTTATTTTGTATTGATTCATCTATTAATGACCACGCCACATCTTTTGCTACATCGCTTGATTCTTTCATAACATCGCCCAATGAACCAGTTAATTTAAGTGACAGGGCTTGTTGACTAGGATAAAACTGTGTTTCAATTTGAATAATTCCGCCTTTACCGAGAGAATTGGCCCATAATCCATTTATTAATCCAACAGATGGAAGTTTATGTATTTTAGTAAAGGTAACTTCTATTTTATCTTTAAGGTATTTATTTGTTAAAAGTTCTTTTGTAATAACGACGGGTAGTTCAGTAATGGTATTATGTAACAATTCTAAATTAACCTCTCCGATAATTTCATAAATTATTTCTTTTAATTTTCGAACACCTGGTTCATAAGTGTATGTTTCAATAATGTATTCTAATATTTCATCACTAAATATAACACACTCACTAATTGAAAATTTATTATAAATTTCGGGTATAATGTAGTCTTTCAATATAACCAGTTTATCTTCCAAGGAGAGATTATCGAATTTAATCCTGTGTATTCTATTTAATAATATTTTATCTACTCTTTCGGGATCGTTATAAGAAAATATAAACAATGCTTTACTTAAATCGATATCTATTCCGCTAAAAAATTTATCTTGAAAGCTATCATTTTGTGTGTCATCAACCAAATGTGTTAAAATACCGGTTATTTCTTTACCATTTTCGGATTGTGAAAGCTTATCAACTTCATCGATTAATATAATAGGATTCATACATTTTGTTTCAATTAGTATATCAACAATTCTACCCCATTGTGAACCGACATATGTAAAACCGTGACCCGCCAATGTACTACCGTTACTTCCACCACCGATCTGAATTAATGAAAATGGTCTACCATTTCCTTCGTGGTCTAATAAACAATTCACCAAACCTTTTTTAGCTAAAGATGTTTTACCAACACCAGGTGGTCCCTCAAATCCCAAGCAATATCCGGTATTTTCACCGTTTATCCATTGCCCAATAATACGTTCTAGTTGTCTTTTTGCATTTTCATGACCGTGAACGGATATATCTAATTTGTTTTTAATGTTTTTCAAATTTTGCTGTATATCTTCAAGATTTTCTTCAATAGATAGAACAAGGTTTTTAATAGTTTCAATTGGTGTATTGGAAAAAATATTTTTAAATTTTTTAGATAGTAATTTTATTATATCTGTATTATTTTTACAGTGAACTATAAAATCTTTTATTGCTTTTTTCATAAAATCTGATTTTTTTCCAGAATGACAAAGCCGATTATATTTCATTTCATTATCTTTAATTATTTTATTTATAAAACAAATATTAGTAATTAGAATATCTCTCTTGACATTTGTATATAAATCTAGTAATTTGTTATAATTTTTATTTGCTAGTTGATTTATAACATTATTTTTTATACAGTTTAAATATTTAACTATTTCGACACAGGTGGTTCCTTCTTCTATGATATCTGATACAGGTATTGCATTGTTTAAATTTTCATTTTTAATAAGCACTAGAACCTTTTCAAAATTAATTTTAATATCATCAATGAGTGACAATATTGGTTCGTTTTTATATATACCAAACGGAATTTTAAGCAAACCATCTAAATATTGTCGGGCTTTTGAACCGGAATCTTCAGCTTTTGCTTTTACTTCTTTTAATTTAGTCATTGCTTTTTCTTTTACAGTATCGCTAGCCTTCATCAAACAAATTTGTTGCTCAAGTGGTATTTTATTATAATCATAATTAGATAATGTTTTCGTATAATTAATAGTTGTTTTCATAGCTTCTCTAAAAAGTTTTTTAATATTCCACGGCAAACTATCAAATAGAACGGTTTGTTCTACGGTATCAATTGTATTATTACTATCATTTGATAACAAATCATACAATAAATAGGCAAGATATTGAAATTCGGGATCGTTTTTTTTAATTAGAAGCTGTATTAATGTTTTTCGTTGTTCAAAAAGTGTTCCACCTATAAATTCTTTAACATTTTGAGATATTGGTTTTAATTTAATAAGATTTGTTTGATTAATATAACCAATAAACCGTTGATACAGTTCTTCATTGCTATAAATAAGAAGCTCTTTTATTGTTAATATATCTAAAAAAGTTTCAAATTCTTCTCCTTGAAAATCAGGGTCTTTTGGTTTTAGTTTTAATATTTCTTCTTTTTTCTTGTATATAAAAGTGTCGTTTATACATTCAATAAGTATATCATCTACTATACCTGAAACAATAATGGTTTTTTTATTAATATTATCATGAAAAGCAGTCTTAATACCAAATATTTTCTTTTGAAATTCTCTCGATGTTCTACATAAATCAAAGCAATCAAAATTTTTACAAGTGTCTACGATTGTATAGTCTTCGACTATTTTATTTTTTGAAATCGTTGTTCGTCCTGTTTTTGTTTTGTTATTTGTATTTTTCCAAGGAATTACTATATATGATATAGGGTGCATAAAGCTTTTGATAGTTTTAAATATATGTGTATTATCTGTTTTTTCTAGTTCATTACAAAAGTCAATACCGAGAGATATTATCAAAAGGTCTTCTATGTTTTGTGTTCCACACGATCTAAAAATAGATGATAATTCGTTGTTTATTTTTTGTAAAATATTAATAATATTGTCAAAATCTTGCTTTTTGGTTTTTTTTTCCCTTGGTTTCCAAATTTTTATCGATTATATTTAATTGCTTATATAATGACTCCAAAGTTGTAATACAAGTGTTCATATCGCTAGCAGTTACGATATCCAATGATTTATATTTTTGAACTGATATAATTGTATTGGTTATCATGTTTTTGTAAAAGTTTATTTTATTTTTACAAAAAATTGTTTTTTTCGTTGATACTTTGTTTTATATCTTTATTAATTTTGATATTTTTTACCATTTTAAATATATTATATACCGATTTTAAATTATTTATATTATTAATTTAAAATTTTGATTTTGATTTTATAAATTTAAAAAACTAAACATTGCTAAATATATATAAATTAAATTTAAACAGTTAAAAAGATATATCTATTAGTATGGGTATACCTAGTTATTTTTCATATATTATTAAAAATCACAGTAATATATTAAAAAAGCAAAATCAAATAGGAGAAATAGATAATTTATATTTAGATAGCAATTCAATAATTTATGATAGTTTAAAGGAAATTACATATACGAATACAAGTGAATTTGAAAAAAAAATAATAGAATCAGTGATAAGCACTATAAATAAATATATAAAATTAATTAACCCCAAGAAAAATGTTCTTATAGCCTTTGATGGTGTAGCACCAGTAGCAAAATTAGAACAACAAAGAACAAGAAGATATAAATCAAAATTAACAGAAGAAATTATTGAAAAAATAAAAAATGAGCCTAAAAAATCAGGATGGGACAGAACGGCTATTACACCGGGAACAAAATTTATGAAAAAGATGGGAAATCATATTAAAAAACATTTTAGCAAAAATAAAGATGTTATTCTCTCTAGCTCAGATATAGAAGGTGAAGGAGAACACAAGATTTTTGATTTTATAAGAAATAATCCTGAAAAACACAGAAGTGAAACAACAATAATATATGGTTTAGATGCCGATTTAATAATGCTGTCACTTTGTAACAGCGATTACTGTGATAAAATATATGTTTATAGAGAGACGCCCGAGTTTATTAAGTCTATTGATTATAATTTTGAACCGAATGAATTATATTGTTTAGATATCAAAAGTTTATCTACAGCGATTATTTATGAAATGACAAACAAAGTACCAAATAAAACATCAAATAACGGTTTTAGTTTATCAAAAAAAAATATTTTATATGATTATATTTTTATCTGTTTTTTACTTGGAAATGATTTTTTACCACATTTTCCTTCATTAAATATACGAACATATGGAATAAGCACTCTTTTATCAGCTTATTACAACACACTTGGTATAAACAGAAACTATATCATTAATAATGGAACAATTGAATGGGGGAAATTTAAAAAATTAATCAAATGGATAAAGGAAAATGAATCAGAAAATTTATTGATTGAATATGAGATAAGGGATAAGTTTGAAAAAAGGAAATATGAAACAAAAACGATTGAAGATAAATTAAATGTAATGCCAATTAAAAAGAGAGACATAGAAAAAGAAATTAACCCGAGTGATTATGGTTGGGAAAAGAGATATTATAAAAATTTATTTGATAGTCATAATACAAAACAATTTGTTAAAAATGTTTCTATTAATTATTTAGAAGGCTTAGAGTGGGTATTTAAATATTATACAAAAGGATGCTCTGATTGGAAATGGCGATATAACTATCATTACCCACCTTTGTTTAAAGACTTATTTCAATATATACCAGATTGGGAAACTACTATGATACCAGAAAATAATAATAAACCATTGCAACCCGAAACACAGTTAGCATATGTAATACCTTTTCAAAGTTTACATTTACTAACAAAGGAAAAGAGAAATAAATTATTAAAAAAATATCCACATTTTCATAGTAATAATTTTGAATTAAAATGGTCTTTTTGTAAATATTTTTGGGAGGCTCATGTGTGTTTTCCGAATATTGATATTAATGAATTTGAAGAAAATATATCTTAAAAATATATTAATATTTAAAATATAATGAGTTCTCCGAATGTATATGTGGTTAAAGATATTGAGGATTTTAACAAAATTTTAAAGCATTATAAGTGTGTAATATTAAAGGCTGGTGCCGACTGGTGTGTTCCGTGTAAAACAATAGAACCACTTTTTGATGAACTAACGGGTTCTTTAAGTAAAAACATTGGAATTGTTAAAATAAATATAGATAACGCCGTTGAAATAAAAAGAAAGTTTAAAATAAGAGCTGTTCCTTTTATAGCAAATTTTTTTCACGGTGATATAACGGATATAATAAATACATCAAATAAAGAAGTAATGCGAAATTTTATAAATAAAACAGAAGATAAATATGATATGTTAAAAGCATAGTAAAAATAAAATTATAATTTTGTATAGAATGGAAGCAATGGATTTAGATATACAAAATTATAATTTAGACGAAATATTAGAATTATTTAAGGTATCTTATGATTTTGATGAGACAGAACTAAAAAAAGCACACAAGATGTATTTAATGACACATCCTGACAAATCAAATTTAAATCCTAATATATTTTTATTTTTTGGGAAAGCATATGACATATTAAGAAAAATATATGAATTTAGAAATAAAAAACAGAGAGATTATAAAAAATATGAAACAATCAATTTAGAAAAAGATAAAAAGTTTTTATTAGAAAAACTAAACGGAAAGAGTGTTAAAGAATTTAATTCATGGTTTAATGAAATGTTTGATAAAGTAAAAGTGGGTGATCAACATACGGATAGTGGTTATGGTGATTGGTATAATAATTACAAAGATAAGGAAGTTAATAGGGTTCCGATGAGTGAATTCCAGAATGAATTTAATAAAAAAAAAGAATCATTAGGTATAGTTGTAAGACAAGAAGTTCAGGATATAAATACTGGTAACGGATATTCACTGGATAGAAATTGTCCAGAAAATTATTCATCAGGTATATTTAGTAAATTAACATATGAAGATTTAAAAAAGGCACATACAGAAACAATTGTTCCGGTATCTAAAAAAGATTTTGAAAATAAAAAACAGTTTAATTCAATTGAAAAATATAAAGAACATCGGTCTAATCAAAATACACAACCATTATCATTGCAACAAAGTAAGGCTTTTTTAAAAGAAAAAGAAAACAAACATGTAGAAGAAGATACACGACGGGTATATAGTATTTTAAAACAAGATGAAGAAACGGCTAAAAGTAATAAGCAGTTTTGGGGATATTTAAAACAGTTAGAATAAATAGATTTTTATTTTTTTAATCAAACTATATATATAATGCAAAAATTGTTAAAATATGCAACTGTTTTTATTATAATAACAACATTTGGTGTATTATATGATAAATTTAAATCTAAATATTTACCGGACGAAGAGCTAGCAAATATTGATTTAGTAAATCAACATTTATTAGGAGAAGATGGATATAATATTAAACGACCTATATTATGGGTTTATACCGATCAAGATGTTAACTCTATTAGAAATATTAGAAAAACCGAAAGAAAAAATGTTTATATAAAATGCTGTTTAAATACAATTATAGATAAATGTGGTCAAAGTTTTAACATTTGTTTAATAGACGATAGTTCATTTAAAAAACTAATACCAGGATGGGATATTAATATAGAAGATTTAGCCTCACCTTTAAAAGAAAATATTAGACGATTGGCTACAACAAAATTGCTTTATAAATACGGTGGAATGGTTATACCCGATTCAACAATAGTATTAAATGATTTAGTAGATGTATATGAAAAAGGTAATAAGATGAATGGTTTTTTTGTAGCAAATGTTAGATTAAATTGTGATATTCAACAAAGAAAAAGCTGTTATCCAAATAAAAACTGTATGGGTTGTGTTAAAAATAATAAGGAAATAAAGGAGTTTATCAGATTTTTAGAATTAATGAATTCAAAAGATTACACTGATGAAAGCAATTTCAATAATGAAATCGAAAAATATTTATCAAACAAAATTAATTTTAAAAAGATAACAAGCATTTGTTCTAGTTATTTTGGAACCAAGGATATTAATAAAAAAACTATAACGATTGATGACTTAATGAGCGATAAATTAATTAAATACCCACCTTGTATAAGTTGTGTAATAATACCCAAGGAAGATTTATTAAAAAGAAGACAGTATGGTTGGTTTTTAAATCTGTCAATACAAGAAATATTAGATAGCAATACAGCCCTTGGTAAGTTATTATCTATGTGCCAAAATAATTAAATCTATGTGCCGAAATCTGTAAATATCGTATAAATTATTTCATAGTTTGATTTATCATATATTATTTTTGATGAAAATGGTAAATGTATTGATTTACAAATTTGACGGATAATTGTTATAAAATTTTTATAATTCATTTTCCTTTCAATATATTTTAACTTTGATTTATGATAGTTTTCTTTTAAAGTATCACAAAAAGGTGTTATTAAATTATTAAATTGTGCAGTTTTAAAATTAACTTTTGAAAAAACATACGAATTATTTTTTTTCGTAGCTGTTTTATCAAGAAATTCAAATAATTTTTCTTTAGATACAAATTTTTTAAATATTTGATTGGACATTGATATAATATTATATTATTAAATTTAATTAATTTTCATTATTAAATTTAATTATGTTTTATCGCTAATTATGTTTTATCGATAATTTTATTTTTTAAATCAAATGTTAAAAAAAACAATTCAATACTATGTTCATGTACTGTATGAAATCTTGATATATAATATGAAATTAATATTATAGAATTATATTTTTGTTCTTCACTGAGTATATCAGTATATTTTATAAAATGATAATAGCTATCTAGAATATCAATGACTGAGTATCCTTTATTAATGAAAATCTTAATAACATTAGTTGCTTCATAAATTTTATTATCAAGCCACAGGTTAGTATATTTTTCTAAATCATTAAAATTAATATTTGTACAAATATCCTTTGCAATATCTAAAGTTATTTCACTTTTATACAGCTTTAATTTTTCTAGATAATTAATTAGAATCCTTATAGAATAATTTGATATTTTTAAAATAAATTCTTCAGCATCACTTGTTATTGATATATTCTCATTCTTTTTAATTTTATTTAATATTATTTTTAGTAATCGTATTTCAATGGGTTTTATTTTTATAATGGTACATCTGGATTGTATACTTTCAACTACTTTTTGAGTATTTTTACAAGATGAAATGAACGATACTATATGATTATATTTATCTATACAATTTCTAAAAACTTGTTGACTTTGTTCATTAATATTATCTATATCATCAATTACTATTATCTTTTTTTTTCCATTTATATTACTGGGGGTTTGACAAAATGTTTTCACTTCATTTCTATAGTAAGATATCCCTTGTTCTTGTAAGTTATTTATATATAAAACATTCTCTATAGGCAAAAAATCACTATTATAATATTCTCTAATAGTAGCATCAAGTAAAGAACTTTTACCAGAACTTGTATCACCTACTAATAATATATTTAAAGAATCTATATGAATTAAAGATTTCAAAATATCAATTAACTGATCCTCTAATGCAAAATCTTTATATTTTTTTGGTTTATATTTTTTTAAAAACGAACTATACATTATTATTATTTTAAGTTTAATATTTAAGTAAAATTAAAATGAGAATGTTTTTAAATTATAAATGAAATAATTTTATTTAAGCTTTACATATTCTAAATAAATATGAAAAAAACAACCAATAAAGAAAAAAAAACTAAAATAAAAGAGTATATAAAAAAAAATATAATATTATTTATTGCAATTATTATTGCAATAGTGTTAACAGCGTATTTTAAAAATAAAGTAACATTTATAACAATTGTCTGTGGTATTTTAACATTTTATCTTTGTGGCTTTATTCAATATGTTAGTCATATTTTATCACATAAAATACAATTTAATAAAATATATGAAACTTTATCTGATTTTATAGATACAAATATATTTTTAAAACATTTATCTTTCATGAAACCTTTATTTAAAAATACTTATTTTTATCTACTTAATTTTCATAAAAAAATACATCATAATTCAAAAATAAACAAAAAGTGGTTAAATATTATAACAGAATTTTATATTAATTTTTTTTCTTCAGGTGGTGCTTTTTTTTTAACGAATATCTGGTTTAGATTTAAATTAATTATTCTAGAAACAGAATTCAAATTTGATAATGCTATTATTCTTTTATTTGCTTTTGTGTATTCAACTTCACATATAATAAATTACCATGTTTTAGATTCAATTGAGCATAAACAACACCATTTAAATACAAATTTTAATTACGGTCCAGAATTATTTGATATTATTTTTGATACTAAATATGATGATATTGTAGTTGATGAAAATCATATAGCCTTGAATATTCTTTTTTTTATACCTATTATATATTTTTTTAAATTATACAAATTATAATTAAGTTTATTTAATATTAAAAATCACTTTATTTATATTAATATAATGAGTGATTATTATTCTATTTTAGGAGTTAACAAATCCGCATCAACTGAAGAAATTAAAAAGTCATATAGAAAAAAATCATTAGAATATCATCCCGATAGACCAACAGGAAATAGTGAAAAGTTTAAAAAAATAAGCGAAGCTTATGAAACATTGGGAGATAATCAAAAACGCCAAATGTATGATATGCAACGAGAAAACCCTTTTATGGGTGGTGGTGGGTTTCCAGGATTTGCAGGACATCAGCAAGCCGGAAGTCCTGATGATATTTTTAAAATGTTTTTTGGTGGAGGAGGCCCCGATATGTTTGGTCATGGTGGACCGAATATTTTTGGAGCAGGGGGACCTGGTATTAGAGTATCAATGAATAGAAACCCAATGGGTCAGCGAGTTCATATATTTAGAAATGGTCAACCTGTTCATATTCCACAAAAACCAGATAATTTAGAGAAAAAAATAGAAATTGATATAAAACAATCTTATTTTGGGGGAAAGGTACCATTGGAAATAGAGAGAACTATAATTAATTATAATGAAAGAAGGAAAGAAAAGGAAACGATTTATGTTGATATACCGATCGGTATAGACAATAATGAAATAATTACAATTAAGGAAAAGGGGAATGTATTAAATGATGAAAAAGGAGATATTAAATTATCAATTCGTGTAGTGAATAAAACCGATTTTAAGAGAGAAGGAATGAATTTGGTATATGAAAAACAAATATCATTAAAAGAATCATTGGTAGGTTTTACATTTAATATTAAACATTTATCAGGGAAAGATTATACGATAAATAATAATACAGGTAAAGTTGTAACAAATACACATATGAATGTAATTAAAAATATGGGAATGCGTAGAGAACAAAAACACCCAGCTAGTCCACTTGTTGGTGATTTGATAATTAAATTTAAAGTATTATATCCAGATACAATAACAGATGAACAACGAAATGCTCTTTCTGAAATACTTTAAAAAAATATATTACATAATATTATAATGAAAAACGAATTTAACGAATCTGCGGCAGCAATAATGGCATCTTTAAATAAAAAAAAGGGAGGAAGACCTAGAAAACGCAATCGGTCACGAAAAGGAACGCAATCAAGAAAAGGAACACAATCAAGAAAGCGAACACAGTCAAGAAAAGGAACGCAATCACGAAAGCGAACACAGTCAAGAAAGCGAACGCAATCAAGAAAGCGAACGCAATCAAGAAAGTAATTAAAATCACGAAACGACAAAAGAAATAATAATTGAAACGATAGAAACAATGACGACACCTATTAATAAAATTGTAATAAAGCATTTTCTTTTACAACAACAACAAGTATAATCTCTATAAGTATCATAACTATCATCATTAGTTATGTTATTTCCCTGTAAAATATCTTTAAGCTCAAGCTCTTTTCTATTGATATCAAAGCACCCATTAAAGTTACTGGGCATAATTGTAACCGATTTATTATTTTTATAAGTAGAAAATAAATTACCAGACATATCGTATTTTTGGTGCATTTTTTTCAAATAATTTTTGTATGTTTGTTTATTTCGATTATCGAGTGAACTAAAAGGATCGGTTATTAAATAGGTAAGTGTATTTTTAATTTCAGGTCGAGGTAACCGTTTATAACAACAGCATCTATTGCAAAACCATCTTTGTCTTATTTTTTCAGCATATTCAGTTTCATCGGCAAGAAGTTGGTCAATTATACCGAAAGAAGATTGTAATAACTGATATTTTTCAAATCCATAATTTTTTTCATAGTATTCTTGATCAATAAGTTGTTTCATTTTAATAACTTCGGGTGAATTTTCGTGTGAACCGTTTAATATAAGTTGGTTATGTTTTTGTTTAAACATTTTTATTTGATTTATTCTATCTCTAATAAATCCAACATAATGTGCTCTTAATCCGTTTATTTTTTTAATAACTGAAAAAACATTAATGTTATAAGCAATTTTGTAACGATGTCGAATTGTTTTTGGGACAATAAATTGGTTTGTTTCTTTTATTTCTTTAATTTTAGTTTCAATGGAATCGATTGTTTCTTGTAATTTTTTGAAAAACTCTGAATCTTGTTTTTTTTCTTTAAAATTTTCCATATCGGTAAATAATAAAAGATTCCCGGAAGTAAATTCGCATATTGATTGTAATTTATCATATTGATGTGAAGAAGTTTTATGAGCTTCGCTCTGGGCGTCTAATTTTAAATACGTAATAATAGAAAGTAAAAATGATATACCAGCATTAATACCAGATATTAAATTCCCCCCCCATTCATAATTTTCAAAACTAGTAGCCATTACAGATGCTGTTGCAGAAGAAAATATTGATGGAAACATTAAATAATTCAACTTTTGTTGACAAAAATTTTCAGCTTCCATATAAATAAGTTTTTGACCTTTAACATAACTTGCCAATATATCCATAGCAGAAGAGAAGTATTCGTTATCATTATAATAAATGCTTTGAAGCTGTTTATTTATTTCATCATAAGATACCTTTTTACTTGAAAAAGAAATTATCCCTCGTTCGTCTATGACTTCTATTTTACCACCACCAAAAACAACATTATCACTAGAGTCGTAATTAAATTTTTTATTTGCAGCTTCGGATTTAGCTTCTAAACAATGAGCCACATCTTTATATGATAATTTTAAATTTTCATTTGTACGGAGATGCTTCATTTATAAAATATTATTTTTCTATTTAAATAGATAATTTTTATTATAGTTTTTATTATACTTTTATTATAGTAAAAACAAGAATCATATTAGATAAATTATGAATATCCTTTATTTATTATGAAATTCTTTTATTTATTATGAAATTCTTTTATTTATTATGAAATTCTTTTATTTTCTATCTCACACGAGACGAGATAAATAGAATTTTCAGTAATAATGATATATTCAGTTTCTACCTTGTATATCTTTTTAATAGGACTGGTATATTCATCCTCACTTTTAACTAATAATTTCTCTCCACTCTCTCTAATACCAATAATTACATTCTTGTCACACGAATCAGTCCAATAATCAAACATAATAGGCTTGTCTTCAACGATAGATAATTTACAAACATGCTGTAAAGTCTGGTTACATGGTAATTTATAGCTAGTTGCTTCTGTTTGTTCTTCGGTCATTATAAAGAAGCTTAAAAATAAAGCTTTAAATACTTATTTACTTAAAAATAAAATAGTTATAATTAACAAATGAATAATATAAATATTTTAGAAAATTATAAGGAAACATTTGACTATACTAAAAAAGATGAAGTTATAAAATGTTATATAGCCATTGTCAAAGAATATTTGAAATTATGCGGTAATAATTTGGTTATTCAAGATAATGGATATTATTTATTCATATTAAAAAGAGGCTTGCAAACAATAACGCATTGTTTTAAAATGCTGTTTATGTATTCTAAAAATTTAGATATAGTAGAACAAAATTGTAACAAGGGTATTTGTTATTATGTCGAATTTATGGGTCAAATCGGAGAAGATAGTAATAGTTATTTACAATTAAATTCAAAAGATGCAACATTATTTGTTTATAAGAAAATATTATTTGATATAGATGAAGAATTTCGTAAGAAATACACATTAACACACGAAGAACGCGAATATTTAAATAACATAAACGCTATTTTGGATGTATATATTATTGTTTTAAATAATCTTTTTGATCTTGAAGATAAAAAAGATAAAAAGATATTTTTAAAAAATAGTTGTGAATCATCAATAACCATTTTAAAAAATGTTATAAAATTTAATTTATCTGATTACAATATAAATTTATTAAATTATTTTTCAAAAAATATTAAAAAATATGTAACAGTTTCAACGGTATATATAAATATGTGTAATTTATTTTTAAAAAAAACAAAAAAAAAAGATTTATCGATGGAACTTTTAATAAATAAATTTTTATTAATGACTAACAAGAATATTTCTAACTTGGGTGATAATAAGCTAGTTAATTGGTTTTACCAAGTGTGATGTGAATATTTTTTTTCCATATTTTTTTCTTCTTTTCTTTTTTAACAGTTTTTTCTTCATGGATGATAAATTTTGAATATTCCTTTAATAATATTGTTTTTATAAAGTCATATATATTGTGTAAAATTTCTTCGGAACATTTTCCCACAATTAAAATGCTACCTGTTCTAAAAATCATAAAAGATATCTCACTGCATCCTTTTGTTTTATTTTTTTTATTATAACATTTTTCTTTACACTGACATGTTCCAATGTTTTTTGAATAATCATCATTGTAATAAAATTTACATTGGATTCCGGGATAAGAACATGGGTCATAAACAACATGTAAGTTGTACTGATATTTTATTAGTTTTGATAATTTTTCCCTGTCAATATAATAATTACATGTAAAGTTGGAATTAATCAGAACGGTTTTGATATCTTTATCATTATAAGTTAATTTTTTTTCAATAAAAGGTGAAAGAATATTAACAATTTTGTCTAGAACTTTAAATAGATCTCTATCATTTTTAATTCCCGGAAGCTCAAGTTTACCGGTGTTAAAAACTTTTACATGGAATTCTTTAAATGCATCGTTATCATCTTTAAGCCGTAATATGAGAACAAAACAATTATAAAAGGCGCCTTTTTTTTTGGTCCGGTAACTAACCAAGTCTTTTTTGCATATACCAATATTTATTTTTCTTACATCTTTAAACTGTACTTTTCGAGCATTAGGGTTATCTACATTATGTATAATATCAACTGATAAAAGATGAGGACATTCGCTAATTTTCTTTTCAAGTGCAACAACTTGCTCTTTATTAATACTATTTACTTTCATTTGTGACTTAATTATGCCCTCTTTATGTTCTTGATATTTAATAATGGGTAATTTCCAGTAGATTGAATTTAAATCGATAGGTTGATTTAAATAAGCAATTTTTGTTTGGGTAGATATGTAAATATCGCTACATTTAGGAATAAATTTTGAATCAAAAGTGTCTTCTATGTTATTTAAATTATTATTATTTTCATAAATAGTATTATTGTTATCTAAACCAGTATCGTCAAAGCATTTAAAATCCTCCCAGTCTTTATCGATATCGGCCATTAATATTGTAATTATGATAATTTCTTTAAATTATATTTCAATTTATTCTCACAGTATATTAAATAATGGAAAAATATGGAAACTCGCCCATCAGTTATGTAAACAACAAATATATCAAAAATAAACAGGACAATATCATTTACAACATTGAAAAGGAATATCTATTAAAAAAATCTTTCTTTGACCCTACAAAACAATACACAAATAATTTTCTACAAAATTTAGAAAAAAGAATGGAGATTTATTACAACGAATTATGTAATTCACGAAATCTCAAAATATAAAAAGATAATAATGAATCTTCTTTAGCATTATAATTATGAATTATAAATTTAGCGAATTTAACAAATTTATCCGATTCTATATATTTTTTTTCATTTAGTAAAAAGTAGGTAAAATGTTTAATGAAATCTTTAACACTCGTGTTAAAAGTTTTGCACTTATTAATTATTTTTTTTTTAGATATTTCGATACTGTTATTTAATATGGTAACAATTACTGATGCCCATATATTTTCATCAATAATATTTATATTTTTATCATTATTATTATTTTGATTAGATTGAATATAATTAACCATACTTCTAATATCGGAGTTAAACAATTTTTGTATTGATTTTAAATTTTTACAACTAATGTTTATTTTTTCATTTTTAATGATATTTTTAAGGTATTTTAAAATCTCATTTTCAGGTAAATTACAAAATCTAAGTTTAACAAATTCATTTTGCAAAGGACCATCTATTCTACTAATATAATTACATATAAGACAAAATTTAACATTTGTATTATAATTCTGTATTAAATCACGTAAGGCTGTTTGAGCGTTTTTAGTCATATAGTCTGCTTCATCAAGAATTACAAATTTAGTTCCTTGACCGAATAAACTTTTAGTATTTACGAATTGAAATATTTGATTACGAATAATATCAATACCTCGGTCATCACTTGCATTAAGATGTATAACCAATCCTTTATTTTGCTGATCATATTTTTTTTCATATCGTTTAATTAAATTAATAATTGTAGTTGTTTTACCCGTTCCTGGTGGACCATAAAATAATAAATTTGGAAAAAAATTCTTATCAATTATACCATTTAATATTTTTTTGTTGACATCGTCTAATACTATAGAGTCAAAGGTTTGTGGGCGATATTTTTCAATCCATGGATTTTTATTCATATTAAAGTAATTTAATAATTAATTTTTATATAAAAATAAAAATTGATTAGAATAAAATATGAGTTTTTATAACAAAACACCAACGATGGATAAGGGGTATTTGTCAGTTATATTAGGATGCATGTATTCGGGTAAAACATCAAAGCTAATTTCAGTATATAAACACAATAAGTTGGCGGATATTAAAACATGCGTAATAAACTACATAGATGATACACGATATGATAAAAAATTAATGTCCACACACGATGGTGTTAAAATAGAATGTAAACAAGTGAAAAAAATTTATGAAATATTTCAACAAGATGAGAATATTTTAAAAACGACAAGATGTTTTATAATAAACGAAGGTCAATTCTTTGATGATTTATACGATGTTGTTAATTTATTAGTAAATCAGCATAATAAAATTGTGTATGTGGGCGGGCTTGATGGGGACTTTAAAATGAAAAAATTTGGTCAAATATTGGATTTAATACCAATATGCGATAAAGTAGAGAAACTAACTGCGGTATGTAGTATATGTAAAAAAACTGCAGCATTTACAAAACGCATCATCAATAATAAAGAACAGGTTTTAATAGGTAGTTCCGATATGTATATACCAGTTTGTAGAACCTGTCATTAAAATACTAGTTTTAATAATTTATTTTATAATTTGAAAAAAAACTATTATAAAACCATTTAAACCAATTTTTTTTAAATACTTTTATAATGGTTAAAAAAAATGATAAAAAAAATGAAAAAAAAACTGGGAAAAAAGTTGAAAAAGATAAAATTAAGCCCCCACCTAAGAAAAGGGGTAGAAAACCAAAGGGTGGTAAAATAATAAATAATATAATTGATAATAAAATAATAGAAGTGGATGCAAAGTCAAATATTATTTTACATTTAAAACACCTTTCTGATACGAATATTAAAGATGAAACCGAAAAAAAAACATTAGAATATTTGAATTTAAGTAAAAAACAGAATAGTAATTTTAACAATTATCAAAATAATGTAATAGACAATAAGATTGATAAAAAAGAAACAACGGTTAGTTCTTCTAGTAAGAATGTTATATGGGAAAAAATAAAAAATTTAAGATGTAAATTTCATAATAATGATATTGATAAACGGTCGGCATGTTTTTGGTGCACATATCCTTTTGATAACCCGCCTATTTATATACCAAAAAATCAAAAAAATAAAACAATAGAAGTATACGGCTGTTTTTGTAGTCCCGAATGTGCGGTTGCTTATTTAAAAAAGGAAAAGTTAGACACTTCTGTATTATGGGAGAGATATGCAATGTTAAATAATATATATTCAAAAATATATAATTACACAAGTAATATTAAACCAGCACCTTGTCCTTTATATACATTGGATAAATACTATGGAAATATGACAATAGAAGAGTATAGAAAAGTATTAAATCAGCAGTATTTATTAATTGTTGTAGATAAGCCTCTTACAAAGGTTATGCCCGAATTATATGATGATAATAATGATTTACCAACGATTTATAATAATATGTTAGAAAATAACACCGATAACCAAACAATAAGATTAGGTAGAAAAACAAACAATACTGTCAAAAATCTATTTTAAGCTTCTTTAAAATAAAATCTTTAATTGTTATTATGGTTTATCTACTAGATTATCTGTTTGGTGATCTACTAGATTACCTGACGAATCTTTATTAGAATTATCCAATGCTTTTTTTGTGAGATTTTCAATAAACATTTTTTTTTGATTATTGAATTTAGTGTTATCATTTTCGATTTTAGAATTATCCATAAAGTTTCGAATTTCATTGAATATTTTTTGATTAGTAGATTTACAAACCAGTTCGGGTTTTTCTTTAACACCCATATATTCTTTAATAACTTTAATATAGTCGCCATTTTCTTTTTTTAATTTTTCATATGCAATCTCTCTAGTATAATCAGTTTGTCTTACTACAATATCAATAATTTGATTTTCTTCAAACTCGCGTATTATTTTTTTATAATTACCATTATATTTTTGGAGTTTTTCAACTATTTCATTGGGTGATAAATTAGTTTTAAAAAATACATATTTTAAAATATTTTTATGTTCTTGATTCCAGTCTTTATCTTTATTTTCGTTTATAAAATGATCAATAATGTTTTGCTCCATTTAAATATTAACAAAAGCTTCTTTTTATATATTTAATTAATTTGTTGTTTTTTTTTCGATTTATAATATAATATGATTTTAACCAAATTATGTAGTCCAGCATTTATTTATGTAATATTTTCCGCAACACAAATAATAATAGATACATTTAGAACCCATTATAATGTAGCATTTGTTAAATTTTGCGTGAGTATATTTTTCACTATATTATTGCAGTTTTTATGTGAAAGAGGTTTAGGAATTATATCTTGGTTTATCGTTTTTATACCTTTTATTTTAATGACAACAATAGTAAGTATGTTATTAGTAATGTATGGATTGGACCCGATTACAGGGAAGAGACGGAATGTTAAAGAAATTAATTATACAAACAATCCAAATTTAATAGAAAAAAATAAAAAGTTAAAAGATAGTTTTAGATTTTCACCATATTATTCAAATATAAATAATAGACAAAAAGGCGGGGTGCATTACTCTCAAAATATAACTAATAATTTAGAAAATGAAATAGAAGATTATTTAACATATAAGAGAATGCAAAGAGAGAGAATTAGAAGAAGACTAGATAGTAGAGTATCACTAGATAGTGATGATGAGGAAGAAAATTATGAGGATATACCCACGCCTAATGAAGATAAATTGAATTTAGGTGAAAACTGTGATTTTGGTTTTCAATGTAAAACAGGTAGCTGTGGTGGAGGAAGTGTAGGAAATACTAAGTGCATTGAAGGGACGAATAAAAAACATACTGCAGAAAAACAATCAACAACTGCGGGTAATACAAATCATGAATATTCATGAATTTATAAATAATTATTAGTAAAATATTAATAAATTGTTAATAAAGTATTTAAGAATTATCCCTATATTTAAACATAATAATGTTCGATATACTATTTAGTGCGGCAAATTATTTATTAATTTCTTCATTTTTTGTGGTAACTTCGGTTGGTGTATGTTACTGTTTAGATCCAAATAAGACTTCACAGGTTTTAGCACAACAAAGTTGGAATGCATCAAAAATATATATAAAATCGTGCGATGAATTTAATAAAATATTTAAAAAAGATGATACTGGGTATCAAGCGGATTTAGAATATCCAGAATATGATATAATCTATAAAAATTTATTATTCTTAGATGATAAAAATAATTGTTGTGTTACAGATGATTCGAACAATGAGACTATAGAGAGAATTATAAAGTTAAATCCAAATCCGATATTTTTAGAAAAAAAGAGTAAAGACAAAAGTATGTATAAGAGAATTGCGTTAGAGAGTGGAAATGATTTAAATGATTTTAAATTTGAAGACTTGAAACACAAACCTTTTATTCAGGTAGAATACATAGACGAAGAAAATACATATAATTTACATGAATATTTACAACCTTATTATCTAGATAATAATCATATACTAGACCAGAAATTTATAAAATTCTTTTTGAAATTTTACTTTAATACCGAACCAAAAGAAAAATACATAATAAGGGTTATTGATAAGGATGTTAATGTAATTGATTTACAAACAACAGATTCAATCAAATTGTCAAATAAAATAGAAAAGTTGTATCAAGTAACGAATAATGATAATATTAAGGAGCTGCTTGCAGATATTTTTACAGATAGCGAAAGTGATGGAACAAATGGATCAGGGAATTCCCCACCATTAGAATTCTAATTTGTATTCTAATTAATATAATAAATATAATAAATGGTATAAAAAATTGAATGTTTATAGAATTTATAATGGAATCATTAAAAATGACTGATTCACAACCTTTAGTAAATAACGATCTTTTAAGTGATAAATGGGTTTTATATGCCCATTTACCACATGATACCGATTGGAGTATGAAAAGTTATAAAATTATTAAAACTGTTAATACGGTTGATGAAATCATTGCGCTTTTTAATGTAATTCCCGATAAACTGGTAAAAAATTGTATGTTATTTATCATGAGAGAAGGTATCACTCCTAGGTGGGAGGATGAAAAAAATAAAAATGGTGGGTGCTTCTCTTTTAAGGTTCCAAATAAATCTGTTTTAACTGTTTGGAAGAATATAAGTTATGCGTTGGTTGGAGAAAGTTTAGGAAAAAAAATCGATTATTCAAAAAGCATGAACGGTATTACAATATCTCCAAAACGCGCCTTTTGTATTATTAAGGTTTGGTTGAATAGTTGTAATCACCAATCTCCCTACATTTTAAATGATATACCAGAATTAAATACACATGGTTGTATATTTAAAAAGCATAATCCTGAATATTAATTTTTTAGCTGTGGTAAAGGAGCCAGACATAATTTAATAGTCCCGAGAGAAGCAACGGAGTATTTAACAACCAACGGCATATCGTTATCTAAATAAATTTCTATAGAATTGCAAAGATTGGTGCATTTTATAAAATATCCCAAATTTTTTAATGAAAATTCACCTTGAATAATTTTACTAGAATCCGGATTTTTAATAAATTCTGTAACTGAATCACTTTCACCGCGTCGGATTTCACCTTCAGCAAAGGGACCACTACATTTAAATATTAATTCATTACCAACCGATTTAATTTCTAATCTCTCGCTGATATTAGATAAATCTCTAATAATTTTCTGAAAATCAGTAGACGGGAATGTTATAATAGAAGAGAATTCAACCTTGGGAACAGTAAGTTCTTCTTCTTCGGGCTCAATCAGTTTTAATTTTTGATCTTTTACCTGATTAATATCACCATTTTCAAATCTAAAACCTAATTTATCAACAATGCCTTCACTGTAACTGCTTTCTTCTATATATAATGTTAATGTATCATCATTATCTATAGTATTAATAAGTTTAAATAGGTGTAACATATTAACGCCTACTACAATTTGTGGGTATTTACAGTAATACTGTTCGAATTTTTCAGCATCCAACCATAAATGAGCCAATGTTGTATGCGATTTATCCATATTTACTATTCTAATACCATCGGGACGAAAAGATATATTTGTTTCTAATAATATATCCTTTAATGCGGTCATTAAAGTTCTAAAGGGTGCGATTTGAACGGTTTTAATCTCTAAAACATTGGAGTTTTTTTTAGACATATTATATTAAACTGTAATTTAAATCTTTAAATACTTATGTTAGTTTTTAATAGAAATAATTAATTTAAATAACAAATGATAATATAAATAATTGCTGATGTATTCTTTGATTAAATATTTTACAAAAAAAAACAAAACATTAAACACGGAACATGATTCTAAAAGTAATATCAAAAATACTCTTACAAGCAATGTTAAAATAGACAATAATAAAAATCAGAATGTTAAAATAGAGCAGAAACAAATAATCGACGAAAAAAAATATATGATCACCGATGACATTTTTGTATTAGATACCTTAAATGAGGGGGGGCGTTCAAAAGTGTATTTAGTAGAAGATAATAGTAAAAATAAATTTGTTTGTAAAAAAATGGATATGCGATATTATAAAAACGCTTTACGAGAGATATGTATATTAAATAAATTAAAAAATAACAAATACTTTCCAAATTATAATTTTTTTATTGAAAAACCCAGATTTATTGCTATTTTAAGTGATTATCATGATGCTATGGATTTATTTGATTATACAAACAAATTAATTTATAAAAATATATTAACAAATGATACTGCTAAGGAAATATTTATTAAAATGCTAATGCCAGTTATTGAGTTGCATAAATTAGGATTTAATCATCTAGATATTAAGATGGAAAACTATATTATTTTAAATAATAAAAATTTAGATGTTAAATTAATAGATTTTGAAATGTCTTACGAATATACTGTTAAACTTAAAAATAGTTCTAAACAAATTGGAACTAGCGGTTATTCCCCTATTGAAAGTTATAATTATTTATATAATTATAAAACCGATATATGGTCATTGGGTGTTTGTTTATGGATTTTGCTTTCATATGAAATGCCGTTTAATCATAAGAATATAAATACAAAGAACTTTAAAAAAGAGTATGTATCCAGATTTGTATTAGAACCAACAGAAGATGATTATGAATATATACACAAAGATGCTTTAGATTTGGTTCAAAAAATGTTAACAATTAATTTAAAAGACCGAATAGAATTGGAAGATATTTTAAAACATAAATGGATAAATAGTTAAATAAATAGTTAAATAAATAGTTACAGATTATTTATATGGAAAATAATAAATCACAATGCATAGAAGAAATAAATAATCTTTTTTGTAAATATAACGATAATCCCGGAGTAACAGACAAGATTTTATATTACATTAAAAAAGAGTTACCTGAAAGAATAAATTTATTAATAGAAAGAGAAGAGAGAAAACATAAATTAGAGGTAAATGCTGAAAGTTATATTAATGAATTTTTAATAAACTCTGAAAATAAATATGTTTATATACCGAAATCAGAATTTTATATTAAATACGATGGTAAAGATTTTAGTATTGAGAATGAAAGCAATATATTACATACTATATTAGCTGATATTTCAAAAAAAAGTGAGTTAATTCCTTGGAAATATAAAATTAAGAATATGATAATTAAAAAAATAAAAGATACTGATTTTTTTTCAATTATCCCAGAGTCTAATACAATTCAAAACATTTTGCAATTTTTGACAAAAACTATTTTTGAAAACAAAGACTTGTCGAAATATTTTTTAACTATAATAGGAGATAACATTCTTAAAAAACAACAAAACATTGTTCATTTGGTAGACAATAAAAGTAAACATTTACTCCATGAATTAGAATATCAAATATGTGATTACTTTAAAAATATATATCATTGTAACGCAACATTTAAGTTTACATGGAATAATTATCTTTATAATAATTGTAGAATATTAACATTCGCACCATTGGTTGAGAAAAAGGGTATATGGATTAATTTTATTAAAAAGAATTTTTTAAATTTAATATCAGTTTCTGTTTATTATTCAAAGCGATTTAATAGTTCAGAAGATTTTATTAAAAAAATACCAAATATCAAAACGATAAACAAAATTAATTTTTTAAAGAATAAAACACCAGGTGACATTGTATCTTTATTTACAAATGAAGTTAAGATAGAAAAAAAAGAAAATAGTTCAATCTCTCTTAAAGAGATGCATTATTTGTGGAAAATCTTTCTTAATAATAATGAACTTCCATATATTATTTTTCTTTCAACTGTTACTAATGAACTTAAAAAATATTATGGGTTTAAAAATAATAGATTTTTAAATATTAAAAGTAATCATTTGGAAACAATTAATATTATAGATACATTTTGGAATACTTTTATTGTAAAGGAAGATGGACACGAATTAGAAATAAGTGAAATATGTGGTTTATATAATGAATGGGTACAATTAAACGATGAATCAGAAAATTTAAACCATTACTTAGATGAGGATTTTTTTAACAGTTATATATTTAATTTTTGTGATATAAAAGTTAATGGTAAAAATATAGAAAATATAAAATGCACACTGTGGGATAAAGAAACCGAAACGGGAAATATATTAAAAGAATTAAAATTAAAATATAAATTTTCGCCAAATTTATATGAAAATAGTATAGATTCTATGTATCATGACTATTGTAACACTTGTAGAAATGATTACAGTTATAAAATTGTTTCAAAAAATTGGTTTACAAAATATATAAATCAAGTAATACCTGATCAATATATAAAAAAAAATAGAATATTAAATAGTTATTGGCTTACCTAACGTCTTCTTTTAGGGCTTTTTCTTTTTTTGGGGCTCTTACTTTTTGACGATTTTTTAGCTGTTTTTTTAACGAAACCGAATTTGCCTTTTTTGGTATGGTAACCTTTGCTAGTTAATCTCTTAAGCATCTGTTTGCCTTTTGAACTTTTAGCCTTTGATACAATTCTGCCATGTTTGTTCATTCTTAATTTATCTTTGACTAAATCGCCTTGGGTTTTGTAGGCTGTGCCGTGCCAAACCTGTGCACGCGAACCTTTGAGAATTTGATATTTTTTACCCTTGATGTGGTACATACCGTCAGAACTTTTGGAAACTCTTTTAACCATTATATATTTAATAAAGAAAAAAGTTTTATCTCATCGTTTTGGATAAATCTGCTAAATTCTTTATTAAATTGAAAAGATATAAAGATGTATTGTAATATATAGTTTACACTTTTAGAATATGATGACAGAAGAAACGAAATCGACTGAAGAAACAAAATTGGCTTCTCAATACCAACTTAAAAAACAACGCGAGCATATTTTGGATGCTCCGGATACATATGTTGGTGGTATCGAAATAGATAATATTAAGGATTGGATTTTTACGGGAGAAAAAATGGAGAGAAAGAGTTTTGATTTTATTCCAGGGTTATATAAATGTTTTGACGAGGCAATCGTAAATTGTCGGGATCATTTTATTCGTCAAGCACAAAAAAAACAAGAAGGCGAAGATGTTATATTGGTTTCAAATATCGAAGTTAATATTGACAAGAATAATGGGATAATTACATTGATTAATGATGGTGACGGAATTGATGTTGCTAAACATCCTGAACATAATATTTATTGTCCTGAATTAATTTTTGCAAATTTGATGTCTTCAACAAATTACGATAAGAATAAAAAGAAAATTACAGGAGGTAAAAATGGATTTGGTGTGAAATTAATATTTATTTACTCTGAATGGGGTAAAGTAGAGACAATCGATCACCGTAGACAATTAAAATACTGTCAGGAATATACAGATAATCTCTCTAAAATCAATCCACCAAAGATTACTAAATCTGGTAAAAAAAAGCCTTATACAAAAGTTTCATTCAAGCTCGATTTTAAAAGATTTGGCGTGGATGGTATTAGCGATGATATTTTCAATATTCTTAAAAAAAGAACATATGATATTGCTGCCGTTACTGATAAAACTGTAAAAGTGAAATTCAACAATGAGTTGATACCTGTTAGAACTTTTGAGGATTACATTAATCTTTATATTGGAAAAAAAAGCGATGTTAACAGGGTATTTGAAAAACAGGACCGATGGGAATATGGGGTTTGCAATACGACAACGGGTGAATTTAATCATATATCTTTTGTAAATGGTGTTTATACAGCTAAGGGAGGTAAGCATGTGGATTATTTAATTTCGCAAATTATTAGAAAGATTTCGGCATATATTGAAAAAAAGAAGAAAATTAAAGTTACACCAGCATCTATTAAAGAGCAGTTGATGTTATTCTTAAATGTATCTATTGAGAATCCAGCATTTGATAGCCAAACAAAAAATTATTTAAATACACCTTCTTCTAGATTTGGTTCTAGGTGTGAAATTAGTGAAAAATTTATCGAGAATTGTGTTAAGAAGCTTGGTGTCATGGAAGCAGCTATTAGCTTAACGCAGGTGAAAGAAAATAAAAAATCTTCGGCTGAGACAGATGGTAGTCAAGTTAGAACAATTCGTGGAATTCCTAAATTAATCGATGCGAATTACGCAGGAACCACAAAATCAAAAGAATGCACTTTAATTCTATGTGAGGGAGATTCGGCTAAAGCTGGTATCGTATCGGGGTTATGTAAGAATGATCGCAATAATTTTGGCGTATATCCTTTAAAGGGTAAACTATTGAATGCATCTGAAATGTCCGCTGCAAAATTAAATCAAAATAAGGAGATTGCAGATATAAAAAAAATCTTAGGTTTAAAATCTGATTTTAAATACGAAACGATTGATTCCGTTCATAAAGAATTACGATATTCAAAAATCATGTTTATGACAGATCAGGATTTGGATGGTTCCCATATCAAGGGATTGTGTATTAATTTATTTCACGCACAATGGCCAGAGTTAATGAAAATTGATTCTTTCCTAGGTTTTATGAATACGCCGATTATTAAAGTTAAGAGACAGCAAAAAGAAATTAACTTTTATACAGAACAAGAATATAACACATGGAAAAAGGATAATAATGATGGAAAGGGTTGGTCTGTTAAATATTTTAAGGGTTTGGGGACATCAACAGCGAGAGAATTTAAAGATTATTTTAAAGATAAAAAATCGATAGAGTTTGAATATTCGGGAGAAGAATGTAATAATGCCATTGATTTGGCGTTTAATAAAAAGCGTGCAGATGATAGAAAAGATTGGTTGTGTCAATATGAAAGAGATAAAATTGTAGATATTAAATCTGGAAGTATATCGTTTAAAAGATTTACAGACGAAGAAATGATTCACTTTTCAAAATATGATTGTGAAAGGTCGATACCGAATTTAATGGATGGTCAAAAAATTGCAAGTAGAAAGGTTTTGTTTTCTGCATTTAAAAGAAATTTAGTAAAAGAGGTCAAGGTCGCTCAATTTTCGGGTTATATATCAGAGCATTCTTGTTATCATCATGGTGAAGCAAGTTTAGTGGGAACGATTATTGGTATGGCAGCTGAGTATGTTGGTAATAATAATATTAGTCTTTTAGTTCCTAAGGGTCAGTTTGGAACACGACTTCGTGGTGGCCAGGATCATGCTAGTGAAAGGTATATTTTCACACATTTAAATGAGATTACAAAATTTATTTATCCAGAAAGTGATAATAATGTTTTAGAGTACAAGTATGATGATGGAACAAAGGTAGAGCCTTGGTTTTATGCCCCTATTATTCCAATGGTTTGTGTAAATGGTGGAAAGGGTATTGGAACTGGTTTTAGTAGTGAAATTCCATGCTTTAAAGTGAAAGATATTATTAATTATATATTATATAAAGTTGGTGATGGAGAGACAAAAAATGATACAATCCCACCAGTAAGATTGCATTATCAAGACTTTAAAGGCTCTATACAAGAAATTAGTAAAACAAAATATATGTTGAAAGGTAATTATGAGATACTTAGTACAGACGAAATTCATGTTACGGAATTGCCCGTTGGATTATGGACGGAAACATTTAAGGAGCATTTGGAAAGTTTGATGGATTGTAAAGATACAAAAACAAAAAAGAAAGTTCAAGGACAGATTAAAAGCTATAAAGATATGTCAACAGATACATTGGTAGATTTTAAAATTAAATTTTCAACAGGTGTATTATCAAATCTATTGACACAAAAAGCGGACGACTATCAAAATAAACTTGAAAAATTGTTAAAACTAACAACCACAAAAAGTTTAACAAACATGTGGCTATTTGATCATAAAGAAAAACTAAAAAAATATAAATCTGTATATGAAATAATTGAAGCCTACATTCCAGTAAGACTTGAAATATATCAAAAACGCATCGATTATTTGATTGCATTACTGGAAAAAGAAGTTATGATTTTAACAAATAAGGCAAGATTTATCAAAGAACAATGCGATGATACTATTGATCTTAGAAAGAAAAAGAAAGAGCAAGTGATTACAATTTTAAAAGAGCGAAACTATAGTATTTTAGATAATGATGAAGAATTTAAATATTTAAGAAGCATGAAAATAGAAGATGTTGAGGAAGAAAATTTTAACAAGTTACTAAAACAATGCGATGAAAAAATGGTTGAACTACAACTTATGAAGAAAGAAACACCTAATAAATTGTGGGAGAAAGAATTAATGGTTCTAAGCGAAAAATATAAAAATTATGTAATTACTAGAGGATTAAGAATGGGGGGGTCTATTAAAAAAAAGTTGAAAGGAAAAAAAAAGAATTAGTTAATTAATTATTTAATTAAAAAACCAATATAATAAGAACGCCATTAACTATAATATAAAATGACTAGTAACAGAAAATTTCATAACGATACGGTTTCTCTTAATGAACTTTGGTATCAATCGCACAAAAGCGTTATTGCATCTACTCTAATTAAGGTTGGGATGCAAGATAAAATGGATGAGGTATGTAACTCAGTTTTAGGTGAGCAGCATAAAATTAAGCAACAAAAGGATCCCAATAAGCCCAAAAGAGCAAAGTCGTCATATTTATATTTTTGTGATGATAAGAGGAAGACTGTTATGGATGATTTAAAGAAGAAGTTGAAAAAGGGTGAGAATATTAAAATTGCAAATGTATCAAAAAAGTTGGGAGATATGTGGAAAAAATTATCAGACAAGGATAAGGTTAAGTATAATAATCTTTCTAATGCTGATAAAAAGAGATACGAAAGTGAGATGGAGGAATATAGTCAATAAATATTTTAAAACCAAGGTTTAAGTTCTAATGTTTTATCTCGATATGTAGATTTAGGACGTTCGTGGGGCATATGCATCATACTAGAATCATTTTTATATTTAATATAGCTGTTTGCTTCTCCAAATATTTGAGGAACGGCGTATTCAACAACCATATTATTTAATTCTTCTATTTGCCCAGTTATATTTGTAGGTAAATTTTTACAATGTTGTAAATATATTGCTCTCATAATTATTTTAAGAGTATCTATATCTTGGTTGGATATTAAAAATCGTCCATTTGATTTCTCGTGGACGCCAGCTCTTATAGCATTTTGTATTATAGAAATGTTTTCTCCTGAAAAAAAGGCATTTGATAAAACCGATGTCTCCCAATTTCCTGTAAGTGCATTTACTTTAAAATTTTCATTTTCTTTTTCATTAATAGGAATTTTATCATACAATTCAAATTGCTTCATGGTATTATTTCCTGATATATTAATACGTCCATTACAATCAGAGTTCATATATACTTTAATAAGAAAAAATAATATTTATTTTAATATATAATGAAAAGTTTTCAAAAAATAATATTATCTCTTGCTTTAATATTATTAATAGTTATTTTAACATCATTTGCTATATTATTAAAAACTTCTAAAGGAGATGTTATTTATCCACCAATGTTAAGCGTTTGTCCTGACCCCCCAAGTGGAGATAATGGTGGTTATAAAGTTGTAGGAAATGAATGTGTATATGAAGGCTCTTCTACTACTCAGAATGCTGATAGTACAGGGACTACAGGAAGTGGTATGGGTACTTTAACTCAAACAACTGTAGATGAATGTGGAGATTTTTTAATAGATGATTTTAAAGATTTGACATATGCAGAAAAAAAAAAAAAATTTAAAGAAATATGTCCTAAAGGGCATTGGGATGGTTTAACGAATTTATCATTGGGCGATGACGATTTAAAAAAAACTAAAAACGACGATTCTGGTTATGAGTTGAAAAAAAAACACATTATTATATTTTTATTATTTATAGCTATAGCTGGTTATTTCCTTTTATAGGCAAATAAAATTATATTAAATTATATCAATGGATAAATTACCACATGATATAATTTTTGAGATTAAAGAATATGTTTCACCAATAATTTTATATACTACGAGTATGAGTAATTTTAATAAATACTATAGAAATATAATTCAAAATTATTCATTAAAAGATAAAGAATATTTAAAATACATTATAGATATTGTAAAAAAAGATTGTATATTACAATTTGATATAATATTAAATGATAACTATAAATTATGGTTAAATACAAAAAGATGGATATATAAAAATATAGCATATCTGAATTATTTACAATTTTTAAATTTTATTAGTATTAACAATAACAGTATAAAATGTAAAATGTTATTACGAGATAAATTAAATACAAGTAATAAAAAAAAATATAAACAAAAAAAGAAAAATATAGTATGGAGCAATTAGATTTAAATTATATTTTAGAGAGAAAAACAGAGGAAATATCGTTAATAGATACTTTAAAAAACTTTGAATTAAATAAAAATTGTTCTTCAACAAAAAGAGGTATTTATGTTTACGGATCTCCGGGAAGTGGAAAAACCTTTTTTGTTAAAAATATTTTAAAACAGTTGAACTATGATATTGTAACATATGACGCTGGTGACATAAGAAATAAAAATATTATTGATAATATCACAAAGCAAAATATGTCAGATACTAATATTATTAGTTTATTTAAAAAAGATAAAAAAAAAATAGCGATAATTATGGATGAAATAGATGGTATGAATGGTGGTGATAAAGGTGGTATAAATTCTTTAATTAAATTAATAAGACCAAAGAAAACAAAAAAGCAAAAAAAAGAAGATTTTTCTATGGTTCCGATTATATGTATTAGTAATTATCATGTTGATAAAAAAATTACAGAAATGATGAAAGCTTGCGTTAAGATAGAAATTAAATCACCAACCATTAAACAAATAGAAAAAATTTGCAACTTAATTATTAAACCATTGGACGATACACTACTTAAAAATATTATAAAATATATTCAAGGAGATCTTAGAAAATTGGATCAGATTTATGAATTATATTCAAATCATGAAAGTATATTAAAAAATAAATTAATAACAAATATATTTCAAACAAAAACATTTAATGAAGATACTAAACAGATAACGAAAAAATTATTAAATAAACAACATAGTATCAACGAACATCTATTACTAATGAATGAAACGGATAGAACTAGTGTAGGGCTTTTGTTTCATGAAAATATAATAGATGTTATAGATTTATATGAAGATAAATCTAAAATAAACATATATTTTAAGATACTTAATAATATATGCTTTTCGGATTATTTAGATAGAATAACCTTTCAAAAACAAATATGGAGTTTTAATGAAATGAGTTCTTTGATAAAAACTTTTTATAATCATAAAATTTTACATGATAACTTGAAAAATATAAAATATAATAAACAAACAAGGTTTACAAAAGTGTTAACAAAATATTCTACCGAATACAATAATTTAACATTTTTACAAAATTTTTGCCAACAATTAAATATGGATAAAAAAGATTTGATTTCATATTTTTGTTATTTAAAAAAGAATCTGTCAATAGAAGAAATTTATCAAAAATTTGATAATGATAATTATGTTGTATCAAAATTAGATATCAACAGAATATATCGATTTATTGAATATATAAATGGTGATGATATTTTAGAAAGCAGCGATTTAAATGAAGATTCAGAGGTTTTCTAATTACTTATTTGCTTCAAGAAAAGCTAGTAATCCAGCTTCAGTTCTTTCGCCATTATAATCTTTTTTAACTATTTTACTCTCTAATAACATAACAGCTGGAAATCCTTCAATGTTATGTTCTGTTACCAAATTTTTTCCTTCTGGTGTTGATTTTTCAAAATCCATCATCTTAATATTTGACGTATTTGATTGTACAGCTTTTTTCCATTCGGGCATTAATGTGTCACAGTGTCCACAACCATCCATATGAACAAACACAAATGCTTTTTCACCCTGATTTAAAAATGTCTCTCTATTATTCATTTTTTTTAATAATAATTTTACTAAGATATAACCTAAAACGATAACTAATGCTAATTTCAAAAAATCCATTGGTTTTTTTGGTTTTAATAATTTTTTTAAGTTAATTAATTTTTTAACATTTAATAAATTTTTAAGCATATATAATTATGTTTAGAAATTTATTGTTCCATATAAAATTTTGCTAAAGCCTTATCTTTTATAAAATCTGAAATTTTAAGTTTTGTTTTTCGAACATAATCAGGATGTGGGTTATTTAAAAGTTTTCGTTTATCAAATGTATTTTTATCATGAGCAAAACATATAATAGATTTTCGTGGATCCAGCTGAACAAATGGTATTGTATAATTTTTTAAGAATTGTTTTTCTTCGGCTAATTCAGCATCATCATCATACTTTGTTTGTTTTAATAATTCTTTCTTGAATGCAAATGTTCCAGCTGTCGCGTGGTTTGGTCCATATGGTCCGAACTCGTATATCTCCTTTCTATCCTTAAAATATATATGAATAACCGAACTACCTGATGCCAATGCTTGTGGACGTCCTCTTAATTTATTAACAGCGTGTGAAATCCTGTCAGGAGGATAGTAATCATCATCGTCCATGTAAACAATAATATCTCCTTTTGTTTTTTCATGCATATAGTTCCTTTTTTTTCCTAATTTCATTTTTTCTTTTTGATAAAAATATTTTACATTTTCCATACCTTCAAATAAATCACCAACTGGTTCATCTCCGTCGTCAACAACTATCCATTCCATTAATTCTTGTGGGTATGTTTGATTTTTAAAATTTTTAATCAAAGAAGGTATAAAATTGCGCCTATTATATGTTGGTGTGCATATACTAACAAACGGTTTTCCAATAGAAGAAACTGTTTTTTTATTTTTATTTTTTTTCCCCATTAGTAAATAACTTTAAATTTTTTTTATATCTATTTTTTACTATTCATTTTATTTTTTAAGAAATAAAAATCTTAGTATTGATTTTATTATATCTAATACCTTTAAAATTATAATTATTACTGATGCAACGGGAAAAATACCAGTTAACGCCCAACCAAGCATTTCAAATGGTGATCCCGACTTTGATATATCTACTATAGTAAAACCTAATCTTGTAACAATAAAAAATAATGTAATAAACATATTAATACCATAATACTGAATATTGTTTTTTTTCATTTGATACTTTCCTGAACTATTTGGACATAAAAGGTCAGCTTTTCTGATATCTGAAAACCCAAATAAAGAATAAATTAAAATAGAGAAAGGTTGGGCCATGGAATTATACATACTTAAACCGAATACTACGATAATGGAGATAAATGTTACAACGATATGGCTATATTTGTTAAAAGAACCAAATAATGTTGCCCAAAAACCTAAGAAACCCGAAATAGCCAATATACCCATTGTTACAGCCCACATGAACCAAGTTAATATATATCTCTTCCAGTGGTTTTTACCTGTACTATTTAATGGTCTAAATAGTGACGGAGGTTTATATTTAGTGCTTTTAATTTTTGGTTCTTCTGGTTTTAATGCAGATATTAAAAAGTCAGTATAAATGTTATTATATTTTAAGTCTTCTGGTCTTCCTATATTTTCAGCTTCTTTTGTTATTTTATCTTGCATAATTTCTTTAATAAATCTTATAATATTTGTATTGGTTGTTTCATTGTCTATATTTGACGTATTATTTCCAACAATTTTGTTAAATTCTCTTAATATATTAAAGAAATTAGTCGAATGCTCCTGTAATTTATTAATTAATATTTTAGTTTCATTAATGTATGCCGTTATTTTTTCTATTTTTAAATTTTTAATTTTACCATTTCTTTCCGTTTTATTAATTGTATCTATTTTATTGGTTTCATTTTCAAGAACAATGTTGTATTCATTTATTTTCATTTTCAAGGTATCGATAAAGGATGCAATTTTACATTTAATTAACCATTCTTCTAAATCAGAAGAGATATATGGTAAAAACATAAGTAAAATATTGCTAATTGCCCATTTTGTTGTGGTCCAGCTGCTTGCCTGTGTTGCTGCAAGCCAAGCTTTATACGACGATAACGGATATTTTACAATACATCCGATCGTATCATTATTTTCACCATATTTACACGTTTTGTCTTTTTTTATTAAATCTTCATATTCTTTTACATAAGTATATGGCCATTTTATTTTTTGTTCATCGTTTTTTTTTGTATCAGGTTTAACACAGTATATATCTGTTAAACTTCTGTTATCACTACTGCTTATTGATTTTTTAAGAAAAGCTAAATGATTACATTCTTCGGCATTTTGTAAAGAACCTTTATCTACTCCCAAACAATCATTTAAAACATCAAACAATACTTTATATGTGGCGTCATTCATTTTTGTATCTTTAGAAACATCGTTTGATGAGCCTCCTATCATTGTTGGTCTTTGTGCTTGTTGTTGTGCACCCTTTAAATTATTAACATGTATATTCGCTGTACTTTGTAATTGTGCCGATGTTGCTGCTGTATTTGCATTGGTTGTTGCAATTGCATCTGATACATTAAAAAAATTTAATACACCACTAAATATTCCCCCAGAGTTATTTACATCTGTATTTTTTTTATAATTTATGGAACCATCATTGTATGGTTTTTTTGATAAATCATACTGTAATTTACATGTATCTTCTCCTTTTTTACCGTATTCATCCTTACATATTTTTGGATCGTAAAACATTTGCAATTGATAGGAGTAAAATGGAAATATCCCCCAGAATATAAATATAACTTTTAGGCTAAATAAAATAAAATTTCTAATTTCTTCGTATGTTTTTTTACTAAAAAATTTTTTTTTTTTTAACAGAAAATCCTTCTTGTTTAGATGTTTTTTCAGATTTTTTTTCATAAATTTTTTTAGATTTTTTTTCATAAATTTTTTTATTACTTGTAATATGATTATCCATATATATATTTGCAAATATAATTCTTTAGATAAATCATATTCATAAAATAATATTTATATATATATATTATTTATGAATGTCAAATTGTATAAAATATTAGGAATAATATTTGCAATAATATTAGTTTTAATAGTTATAACATTATTTAACAATAAAAAAAATAATCGAAGGTAATGCAGGTATGGATGATTTAGTTCAATTCGATTTTAAAGATTTAAGTGATACAACATATGATAGCTTAAAAAAAGCACTTTGGTTGGGAGAACCAATCGGTACTGAAGGTGGATATATATTGCCTACGAGTAATGAGTTAAAAGAATTTATTCTAAACAATCGCAATCATCGTTCAGTTCAATTTGATGCATCTGATGTTTGGTTGCCCACATCCGATGGAGATTGGATACAAGGTGTGGATGGTTTTCACAGTATTGGGATAAGTCATAATATAGATGTAGGCTACATACCGAGTTGGCATAACAATAACGAGCCTTGCAGGGACTCGGGATGTCCTTTTAGAAGATATGTCTTAGCAAAAAAAAAAGTTACATTTGCAAATGGCAATGATGGCAATGATTGTCCTGCAGGTTATAGAACTATAAAAACAAGTGATGAATGTGAAACTGTTGTCGGGGAAACTAATGATAATAGTAAAATAGGAAAAAACATTTTTGGTATGAATACTAATGTTCTTAATGAGGATTATGCAGCAGATGATAAGAAACCATCTGACAATTGGTGGAGACCTGGGTGCTTTCAATCAACTAATGGAAAATATTATTGGAATACTTCAAAAACAGGTACTGGTAAAGGGGGTAAGAAAGTATGTATTAAAGGCGCTGCACAGAATGAAGAAATTCAAAGACTTAAAAATGAAAATACAGAATTAAGAAGTAATAATTCACAATTAACCAGTGAAAATACACAATTAACCAGTGAAAATACACAATTAACCAGTGAAATAACAAACCTAGAACAGAGATTAAATGATAATACCCTAAGTACTGAAGATAGAAAAAATATAGAAGAAGAAATAAAGAGATTACAAAAAATTGCACTAGAAGCGTTGCGCGAACGAAAAGAATTATTAAAAGAAAAGATAGATGAAAGTAATGCCGCTGCTGGTTCAAGTGGTAGTGCTGGTACTGGTGGTGCTGGTACTGGTGGTGAGTGTATAAAAGAAGCAATTAATGATAATACAGCCTTACAAACAAGATTAAATAATTTAAACTTAACCGATACAGCAGCAAAAACTACTCCCGACATCAAAAGAGAAGAAGAAGAATTAGATGATATAAATGATGAACATCTTAAAATAGAAAAAACACTTAAAAAATGTCTTGATGAAGACCACAAAGAAAAGTGTAAACAACAAACATTAGAAAATGTAAGGAAAAATGATGACAATATTGATGAATTTGTTAAAAATTTCGGAATATTACTTGATTCAATGAATATAGTGAACGGACACTGTGATAATACAAAATGTCCAAATGTAGAGGGGGGGACAACCCAATCTTCTACAGAAGCAGCATTAGAATCTAACTTGGATAGAGCTATAGATAGACAATTAAGAAACAGAGAAGATAGAAGTGTTTCAAGAAGTGATTATAACGATGTTTACGATGAAACACAACCTGTTTCAAATAATGAAAGTTTAATAGATTTTTATAATAATACTTGTTTAAATGATTCAGCTGCAGAACAAGCAGAAGGCCCGTTTTCCATGTGGGATACAATTTACCAGAATAGTAATGATAACCCATATTATATCTATCGTGATGGTTTTGAATAAAATATAAATAATATATAATAATGAAGTTATTAACATTTTTAAAAAAAAATCTATTTTTGATTTTAGCAGTTAGTTGTATACTACTAATTGTTATTAATAGTGTTTTAGAAAGAAAAAACAAGAAAGAACCTATGGTAACAGGTTGTGAGAATACATGTAGTGAGGTAGCAGAAGATAGAATCGATTTTTCAAACTTTAATAACAATATTCATAAAATAATAAATTTAATGGGGCGATTAAAAGGGCATTGTAATAATAGATGCCCAGATAACGAAGAAACAAACCAATTAGCTAGTAATGATAATGGTGACAGTATAACAATATAATATTAATAAAAGTTTCTTTTAATATTATATAATGAAAATTTCACAATTTATATCTTTAACAATTATAATATTAGCTATATTTTTTACATTTAAAAATAGCTGTGGTTTAGGAAAAATTCTTGAACCAATGCGTGGATTACTTGAAAGTTCAAAGGAAAAGGTTGATTATGTTATATTTGAGCTTTATAATGAAGAATGCAAAGAGGGAGAAGAAAGAGAAACAGGTGGATGTAAACCATGTTCAGTTGGAACATTTAATAATATATTAGACGGGTCGTGTGTAGAATGTCCATCGGGAACATATCAAGATTCTACCGGTCAAACAAGTTGTATAAAATGTCCATCGGGAAGATATCAACATTCAACGGGTAAAACAAGTTGTATTGAAGAATTTTCTGGTAGAAATTGCAATGAACCTCGTCTATATGCAAGAAAAAAGCCAGGCGAAGACACATATACACCAATCGCTTGGGATAGTGGTCTTTGTATGTCAACAGCATATGATAGTTCATCAGGTGAAATTATATCAAAACTTTGTAGAGGTAAAAATAGAAATAGAAGAGGATATGATAGTAGTTGTCCCAAAAAATATATTATTACAAATAACAATACAGATACAGCAGATAGAACACTTCATCCAGCATATGACAATGTAAATTGTGAAATCGATGATTGCTTTATATGCGGTAAATATGCATTACAAAAAATAAAACAAAAAAAAAATATTAGACAACGAATGCAATTAAATAAATTTGACATAGAACAGATTGGAAAACAAATTTTAGCATGTTATAATGCTATTAAAAATCATGATATTAAAAAGAGAGAACGAGATCGTATGGATACAGACCTTAAAAAAAGTAATTTTGATTTTGGAGGTTATGAAGAAGTTTTTGTGCGACAAATAAAAGAAGATACAAAAAATATTATTGATAATTTATTTAATTTAGAACTTTCAAGAGATCGAAGTTATAGCCCAAGACGTGAATTTAATCCATATAGGTCTATTCGCCGTGCTTTTAATCAAATGAGTAGTGGGGGGGATTTTTATGGATCAAATAACGATTTTAGAAATTATATAGCAAAAAAAAGAAGAAACAAAGATATATGTAATTTTATGAGAAGCACAACAAATGTTAATACAAATGACCCGCATCTTTTTGCACCTAATCGAACAACAAATCAATTTGGAGAAATGTGTATTAAATCGGGTTACTATGGTTTACCACAATACACAGGATTTAATGATGAACAATCCTATCCTAACGCAAACGAAATAGATGAAAATTTAAATGAGAGAGATTTAGATAAAGATGTAAATGGTAAATATCCAAAAGTTTCAAAAACAGACCCCAAGCCATATAATGGTATATGGAATTTATTTTAGATAAAATTTCTTAGATTATAATATAATGGATTTAAGTTCAATAATGTCATTTATATTTAAAATAGTAAAAAAATTAATATCTATCATACCACAACTTGTTATTTTATTTGTTGTTATATATGTTTTAAAATTATTATATGATAATTTCATAAAATATTGGAGACAAGGGTTTTCTTTAATAAATGATAAAAGCACGTGTAAAAAAAAAGAGAACGGTGAATGCGACTGCATTTAAATAAATATTATTTCAAATTTAAAAATATTATTTATCTAGCCAACATTAATCCCATTCTACCACTTGTTATTTCAATCATATTGTATCTCTCTTCAAATACTCGTAAATCATAATTATATTCATTTAGTTTCCATTGATTTTTTCTAAGTCCAATAATATTACCTTCATCACAAATAAATTCAGATTGAGTTGCTCCTTCATTCATATTTTTGGGAGGTTGTATTGTATTAAATTCAAAAGTTACATGTTTCCATTTATTAGTATTTTGAGCACCACATGGTTGATATATTAATCTATTGCTATCTATACAGAAATTGTAACAATATAATCCATTTTTTGCCGTACCAGATGTTCTACACCATTTTTCAACCATAGAATAAACACCTTCATCTAGTGTATTTTCTCTATAATCATCACCCATTATTATTCCCATATCAATCATAATATTTTTAATATACTTAGTGTTTAAATTATCTGAATAATAAAGGTTAAAAAGATTTAAATCTTCAAATTGTGAACCTGAATCGTTAACAAGATTAGTTATTAAAATATCTTTAGATGTGTCGGTTAATTTTTTAACAGATATATGTTTATTTTTAATAGATGGCTTTTTAGGAACGACATCTTCCCAAGGAAAATTTTGATAATTGTGCCATTCATTTCTTTTATCCACATCACTTCTTCTGAACCTCCACATATAATTTGTTACCATATCTCTACTTGGAACGTTAACACTTTTACTTCCAGTGGAATTTAAAAAATCCCATTCATATTGTGTTTTAATTAAAGTGCTATGATTTTTACTAGCAATGTGGTTTCTTTCTTCATTATCTAAAAATATATATGTGCTTAAAATATGTATATCAGCATTCCAATCATTTCTTTTATTACCATAATAAGAACTATTGCTAGCTTTTAGTTTGTGCATAGAGGGAGGTGGTTGCAAAAAACGCCATAATTGGTCTAGTTCATCGGCCGTATTAGGTGATTTTCTAGAATCATCATTAAATTCTCTCCAGCCAAAAACAAATGGTTTATTAACATCATTGCTTGCATTGCCGTTATCAAAATAATTACATATTTTTTTGTATTGATCAAAAGCTTTAAATGATTCACAATCATTCGGCGATTCTAATTCACACGATACATCTAATATGGTAAATAGTTGTTTTATAGGTTTAAATTTAATACTTATAAATACTTCTTGGTATTGCAATGCAACCAATGGTAGTGCGGTTTTAGGAGAATTACAAAACCAAGCAGATAAAGGAATATATAATTTTCTACCTCTAATAGAAGGTTCCATTCCAACAATATCCGGATTTGTATCCGGTTGATTTTCACCATTTTCATTATATTTAGGAGGCGAATCATCTAATGCACCATCTATATTGTTAACCGCATTTGGATACTGGCCACCAGTTATATTTTTTTGGATCATTCATTTCAGGGATATTACCAATCATTCTATTTAAAAGTTCTAATTTAGAATTTTCATCTCTATTTAACATAGCAGACATAAATTCGCCGGAATATCTAGCCAAAACAGAACCACCGCTGTGAATAGTAATTTCATTAATCATTGCCAATCCTAATTCTTTTGTCCATTTAAATTCATATGGAAACCAATTTCCATCTATATCATCACGATAATGTAACGGACTCCATATGTTAGGCATATTTACTACAATATACGAATCCCATAATAAATCACCATAGCGAGGAACTTTAAATTCAAATTCGGTTTCACTATCTAAGGATAACATTCGTTCACCAGTGTAATCAAGTCGAAATCTTTGTAACCCAAATTGCGTATAAGACTTATAAACGGCGTTAAAAAAAGTTTTTTGAGGATTTCCATTTAAAATAATATTGCTTTGTCCATATGCTGTTAATTGAAGAAGACCGCCTGGCATTTTAAAATAATAAGATATTATTATTTTAAATTAAATTAAAACATTAATTATTAGATAAAAAAATGTAACTAAATTATATATAAAATGTCACCATTGAATAACAGTGAAACTTTTAATAGAATGAGAGAGAAATTAGGAAAATTTATTTATACCTATATGTGGTTAATAATTGTATTATTTATAACTTGTTTGGTATTATATTATCGTTGGGAATTACGTAAAAAAACAGTTAAATCGGATGACATGTTAACTAAATATAATTCGATATATAAAACCAAAATTAATAGCTCTATAAATGAGTCCAATATAATTTATCAACATCCATTATTAAATTACTATATTAAAGCAAGTTATAATTCTTGTTGCGCTGGAAATTACTATAATAGTTATGTAACGGTAAAACCTTTAGAAGCTATTATAAAAAACGGAACAAGGTTTTTAGATTTTCAAATATATTGTATAAATGGGGAACCCGTTGTTGCCGCTTCTCATAATAATTCACGAAGATTAAAAGGAACATATAACTATTTAACAATGGATGAAGTTTTTTCAACAATTAATGATAATGCCTTTTCGGTTCCCAATGGTGATGACCCTCTATTTTTAAATTTTAGAATATATACAGATAAAAATGAAATTTATCCTAAACTAGCCAAAACAATAAATGAATACTTTGCGGATAAACTATTGGATATAGAATATGGAAGAGAGGGTGTTTCTGGTGAAATTTTTAATAATGGAATGCAAGCATCTTTAACAAAAAAGAAAATATGTTATGAAGTATTATCTAAACTTAAAAAAAGAGTTATCATTGTTGTTGGAGAGGTCGAGAATAATAATAAATATAAATTATCAGAAGAATTTTATCAATTAGTTAATTTAAGTAATCGACAAGGAAATAATTTTATAAATAGAAGATACGATGAATTTGGTTTAATTGTTTTATCAGACGAAAAACTAGATAATAAAGAGAGACTTGTTTGTGTTTATCCTTCTTGGAGCCAATTAAATGATAATTACAGTCCTATTATTAATTTTAATTCTGGGTGTCAAATTAATTTAATGAATTTTCAAAAAATAGATTCAAATATGTCGTATTATTTAAATCGTTTTGATGAAAACCCAATTGACAATGGTGGGCCTACTGCGTTTATTTTAAAGCCCCCAAATTTAAGATATCAAGGAATAAATATAAATAAACCGGCACAACAAAAATTGTGCTTACGACAAGACCCAAATATAGTAGAGCCGGTTCCTGGGTTGAAAATAGATAAAGGTTATGATTGTAATCCTTCTATAGCAAGTAGTGAAATATTATTTAATGATATTCCGAATGATCAAGCTGTTAAAGATATAAGAGTGAAAAGTTTTAATAACTTCTTTGAAAAATCGGACGTTCATAAGCCAGGTTCACATACAGAGTGGATAAAGAAATGGGAATATAGGTCTACTGATACAGGTAATAGTGGTTTAATTCAAAATCCAATAGAAACATTAAAAGATGCTATCCTTGAGGTTTCTTCAAATAAAATAGTAATAATACTTAATATACATGCAAAAAGTAATTATAACAATAACAATTTTATAATTAAAAATATACATATTATTAAAAAAAATTCAAACATAAATATAGAAACAACAGGGTTAGAACATAATGAAATTAAATTAAAAGGTAATACTACTTATAATAAATTACCAGATAATCAATATAAAATAGCAATAAATGATAAAAAATTAATATTTAAAGAAGAAAGTGAAGCTGACGAAATTTTTGAGTATGATGGTAATAAAATAACTTTAGATACAGCTACTGAGGAAAAATTTAGATTAGAAGATGTAGAAATAAAAGATGCGGAATTATATTATAATAAAAATGCAAAATTTAAGTAATATATTATTAAATTAAATTTTAACAATATATATTAGTAATGGTATGTGAAAAGAACATGACATTTCAAGAATGTGAATTAGCAATATTGAGGGCAGCTATTGATAAAAGAGACGAAATAGAAGGTGAAAAACTTTTGAAAGACCCCGAAGTCAAAATTATAATAAGTATTGTTGAGGATTTTTTAGTTAAAAAAAAATTAGTATGTTATGGTGGAACAGCTATTAATGCGGTTTTACCTACGGAGGACCAGTTTTATGATATGTCTTTAGAATTACCAGATTATGATTTTTTCTCTCCAAATGCGTTAAAAGATGCCAAAGAGTTAGCAGATATATATTATAAAAAAGGGTTCACTAACGTGGAGGCACGAGCAGGTGTACATTTAGGAACTTATAAAGTTTTTGTTAATTTTATACCTGTTGCTGATATAACTCAAATATTACCAGAGATTTTTAAATCTGTTAAAAGAACTGCTATAAATATTAATGGTATAAATTTTGCATCACCAAATTTTTTAAGAATGTCTATGTATTTAGAATTATCTAGACCAAATGGCGATATTACAAGATGGGAAAAAATCTTAAAAAGAATTTCCCTTCTTAATAAAAACTATCCGTTAAGAGGACAACACTGTAATGATATTGAAATACAGCGTTTTTTTGACCCTGAAAAGAAATTAAAAAAAGGCATAGAAGAGCGAATTTTTTATATTACAAGAGATACGTTAATAAATCAAGGTGTTGTATTTTTTGGTGCAATGGCCATACAAATTTATTTACGATTTTTAAAAAAGTACAAGTATCACAAATTTAAAAAAATACCTGATTTTGATGTTTTATCGTTAAATCCTAAACAAACCGCAACTATTTTAAAAGATTCTTTATCTCGTGGTGGTATTAAAAATATTTCTATTAATAAAAAAGAAGGTGTAGGAGAGATTATTGCCCCACATTATGAAGTAACTGTTAAAGGTGAAACAATTGTTATAATATATGAACCACTTGCTTGTCATAGTTATAATGTTACAAAATTAAGTAAAAAAACCGTTAAGATTGCATCAATTGATACAATGTTAAGTTTTTATTTAGCATTTATTCATATTAATAGAAAATATTATGACCCAAATAGAATTTTATGTATGGCTGAATTTTTGTTTAAAATACAACAAAAAAATAGATTAAACCAAAAGGGTGTTTTAAAACGTTTTAGTATAGATTGTTATGGACAACAAGAGACATACGAATCAATAAGGGCACAAAAAAAAGCTAGATTTGAACAGCTTAAAAATAGTAGATATAGCAAAGAATGGGATAAATATTTCTTAAGGTATATTCCAGAATATCAAGAAAAGAGAAGAGAGAAAAATAAATTAAAAACTAAAAAAACTAGAAAAAAAAATTTAAAAGTAACTCCAAAAAAAAAGAAAAGTAAAACATTGAAAAGTAAATTAAATAAATTTATTAATATTTTTTAATATTTTCTTACTTTTTATTAAAAATATTAAAAAACAAATATTATATTATTAAAATGATAAATAATTATAATCCTTTTAATAATGCAGATAATCTCTCTAAATCCCGACCCACATGGGATGAATATTTTAAAAATATAGTCCAAGTTACAAGTTCGCGTTCAAGTTGTGATAGATTAAAAGTTGGGTGTATCTTAGTTAAAGATAATAGAATTATTAGTCAAGGGTATAATGGATTTTTACCAGGTTGTCCACATAAATCTATTATAAGAGATAACCATGAACAAGCTACATTACATGCGGAACAAAATGCATTAATGGATTGTGCAAAAAGAGGTGTAAGTTGTAAAGATGCAACTGCATATATAACTCATTATCCGTGTATTATTTGTGCAAGATTATTATTAGCTGGAGAGATTAAAGATATTAAATATATAAATGATTATAAAAACGATGAATTAGTTGAAGTTTTTGCTAATCAGTGTTGTGTTAAAATTAATAAAATATAAATATATTTTATATGGCAAGTTTCATAGGAAGTAGGTCACCATCAAGAAGGTCGAGAGGTAGTCCAATACCAAGAAGGTCGAGAGGCAGTTCACCGTCAAGAAGGTCGAGGTCAAGGTCGAGAGGCAGGTCACCATTAAGAAGTTTGAGAAGTAGAACGCCATCAAGAAGGTCGACAGGCAGGTCGCCATCAAGAATGCCGAGAGGCAGGTCAGGGTCGAGAGGCAGGTCAAGGTCAAGAATGTCGAGAGGCAGGTCATCATCACCGAGATCGAGAAAATTAGAAATAGCAAATAAAGCAATAAAAAACATTGATTCAAATTTATTTGTTTCGATGCATGGGGCACCGTTAGATTATGATTCCCAAATATTATACGATATGTTGAATGACTATTATGGCAACAACAATCAAAAATCGCCTAGTAATATCTTTAAAGATTTATATACAACAATAGTACCCGAAGATATCATTTTAATACAATTTTCAAGAGTAAATGAAATAGCATTTAGTACTGAAAATAGTGAAAAAAATTTTATCAATGGTATTAAAAATGTAAATAAAGGTTTAAATAATCCGGATTGGGTTAATGATAATAGGTCTATTAAAAAATCATATGCTCAAATATATTTCCCAGGTGATGAAGTATACAATTCATTACATCAATTTGATGCTCGTCAAAAATATTTCGGTATTTTTGATTTACAAGTTAAAGAAACAGCATTAAGTAAAAAGTTAAAAAAACAATTACAAAATGATTTTATTACTTTAAAAGATTTACTTCAAGAAATAAGTGTAAAAAAAACTATTATAAATGGAAAACCTTATAAAGTTGTTTATATATTAGCATGTAATCCACCAAATATATTAGATAATATTAAGGATGCGTGTGATGTTTTTACCGAAGAGTTTAAAATACAACTAGATCATATTTCTAGATATAATGAAATAATTGAGTTAAGAAAAAAAATTTATGACTTTGGTAGAAAGCAATTTCAACAGTTATATGGTGGTCCAAACGTGTATTTAAGATCTATGTTTAATAAAAGATATCATGAAGGTAAACAAGATAATGATGGTGAATTATCAAAATTAGAATTATTAAAATGTCCAATTACAGGTGATGAATATATATATGACAAAGAAACGGGTGAATCTATGTGGGTTATTGAAGAAGGTCTCTTGGGAAAAAAGGATGAATTATATTTCCAAATAGATGATGATTCACGTCGTTTACTCAAAGATAATAAAAAAAAAATCAAAGAATATATCGAACAAGAAGAATATTATAAAAAAGAGTATGGAATAACTGATAGTGGTTTACCTTGTAGAACTAAGTGTCAAAGAAGTTGTCGTGGTATATGTAAATTTAAATTTTATCCTGAATGTGAAAATGAATATAGGGTTACTGAACGGTGTACATATAGTATAAAACATGATAAAGGAAGTGGTAGAAAAAAGAAAAAAAAAACAAAAAAGAAACAAAAGAAACAAAAAATAAAAAAGAAAACTAAAGGTAAATAAATATTTTTGTAATTCAAAATATATTTATATAAATATATATTTTGACATGTTTGGTTATTGTATTTGGTATAGAATCAAGGATCCAGTTTTAATAGATAGTATTCATATTCTATCTAATTATTTAAATGTTGATATTCTTTGTCCTCATATAACTTTTAAATGTGAGATGAATAACGAAGAATCAAAGAAGATATTTTTTAATGTAAACAACAAAGATATTGATATATTTATTAAAAAAGGTCAACCATATCAAACTAAAAGTGATAATTTTTTTGCGTTACAACAAGATTATGTAAAATTAAATGATGATAAAAATGTATATCATATATCATTAGCTTATAAAGTTGATGAATGTTTTACAGAAGAAGATATTAATCTCTCTAAAAATTTAAATATTCCAGAAAAAATAGATAAAAAATATATTACATTTCAACGTTGGTGGTGCGATACAACAGATTATACGAAATGGAAATTATTGGATTTATAATTATTATTTTTTTATTCATTATAATATTATTATATTGTAATGAATTTTAAATGTACAACTAGAAAATCACCTCAAGATAGTAGAGACCATGTTGCTGATAAAATGTTGGTTCCTATTACAACATTTCCAACCGATTTAGATTTAAGACCTAATCTTCAACCAATTAGAAATCAGGGAAGTCAAGGAACCTGTGCAGCACAAACAGCTGCATGTTGTAAAGAATGGCAAGAAAATAAAGACATTGGATTAAATGAATATTTTTCACCACAGTTTATATATAATCACAGAATTAATAAAACAACAGAAGGGATGTATGGGAGAGATGTTATGAAAATTCTTAATAAAACAGGTGCTGCTAGAGAGAAAGACTTTCCATACGGAACAATGATAATGGATAAAAATATCTCGCAAGACATAAAAGATAAGGCAGAGAACTTTAGAATAAAATCTTATGCCCGTATTTATGAATTAGATGTTTTAAAAACATCTTTACACCAAAACGGTCCGTGTTATATTTCATTACCTTGTTATAATTATGGTCCTAGGTTTTGGAAACAAAGCAATGGTGATAAATCTTTGGGCGGTCACGCTGTAACGGTTGTTGGGTATAACAAAGATGGCTTCATATTACGAAATAGTTGGGGTAAAAATTGGGGAGACGATGGTTATTGTATTTATTATTATGAAGATTGGGGTGCACATTGGGAAATATGGACTGTTATGGATTTAAAATCAAGAGATATAGATGACCCTATAATACCAGACCCAGATAATAACAAAAAATCGTGCCCTTGTTGTGTTGTCTCATAGTTAAATATATTAATAAATTTATATAAAATGAATTTAATATTATTTTTAAAGTATAATATAAAAAAATGGTTTTTATATATACGCTTCAATTGGAAAAGGGTAAATATTATATTGGGAAAACGAATAATCCGCGATTTAGATTAGACAGTCATTTTAATTCAAATGGTTCGGAATGGACGAAGATATATAAACCATTAAAAGTATTAGAAATAAAGCCGAATTGCGATGATTATGATGAAGATAAAATTACTAGACAATATATGGATAAATATGGGATAAATAATGTTCGTGGTGGTTCATTTGTTTCTGTAAAATTAGAGAAATCAGTAATAGATACTTTAAAAAAGATGAGTAATGGGACAAATAATAAATGTTTTATTTGTGGAAAAGCAGGACATTTTGCAAAAGATTGTCAAAACAAAAAACGTGAATATAACAATAAATATTATAATTTAGGGTATAAAAAACAAGTAATCTATGATTATGATGAATCAGATGATTATGATGAATCAGATGATTATGATGAATCAGATGATTATGATGAATCAGATGATTATGATGAATCAGATGATTATGATGAATCAGATGATTATGATGAATCAGATGATTAGGATAATTGATTAAATTAATTTGTATTATGATATGTAAAATTACTCTAAAATAAATAAACTATTCCAAATGTTTGCGAAATGTGAATGAATATCGTCCACCTTTGATTTTTTTTTCAACTGGGATTTCGTGTGTAAATTCTTTTTGAAAATCACCTGTCATTTGGATAATTTTATCAGTTTCGGTTGGTATATCTTTAATAATTTTATTTGTTTTTTTATCACGAATTCTAAATTTGCGAATTTCACCGTATGAAACCGAAACCACCCCAGAATGATCGAGATTTTTTTCATCATCGCTATGTTTTGAAATATATTTTGTCCCGTCTTCGTAAAAATTAATTAAAATACCATTATATTCTGAATTAAATTTAGTATTAATATATTCTAATAATTTTTCCAAGTTTAAAGTAAGTTTTTGAGATTTCATTAACTTATTACTATAATAATAACCTTTAGAACAATTTGAAAAGAATCCAACATTTCGCTGTTGATGAACAATTTTTCCATAAATTTTAATTTCAGGTCTAACTAATAATAAAGTCTTAACTTCCAATACACATATTTCTATTAATTTATTAATATTATCATCGATTTGATGTAATATTAATTTACTGTTTGGGGTTTCTATCTCCGTGTTCATTGGTTTTTATATATATGATTTTCTTTTTTTTTAAATATTATTTTTTAATTTCAATTTAATAAACTTTATCCTCATCTTGAAGTTGCTTTACAACCTGCTTATAAGTTCGATGGTTCCAATTGGTATAAATACTAGTTGGGAGCTTTGTTACCGTAAAAGCTGCCATACAAATAATTTGAAACCAATTCATAACACCAATAGTCGAATTGTTAACTACAAGGGATGGATTATGGTGTGCAAAAAGAATCCATCGTGCTAGAAGCTCTCCAAATAGAGCATGGTTTCCAGGCGTAGAAGCGGGCGAACCCTTGTCTTGATGATAAGAATAGTAAAGAATAGTGAGAGAAGACATTAGTGTTGCTTGGGTAAGGAAATCACGGTCGGGTCCGGGTGTGTTGTCGCAAAGAAGAACAACCAAGCTAGGGATCCAAAAACTCAGCCAGACTAGCTGACCAAAACGATAACCCAAGGTATTATCAAAAAGATGAAGCTTTCGCATAACATCTAGTTGCTGGGGAGTGTGTGTAGTAGATAGAGTAGCCATTATAGTATAGAGTAATAGTGTTTGTATCTTTAACTTGGTTTGCTTAATTAATTAAGATTTTCAATATCGAATATATCTAGACAAATATAATATGGTTTACAAAGTGCTTAATTGTTTACTAAGTTTTAATGATAGATATATAACAAGACCAAATGAGAATGATTTAGTTAAATATCCTCCTAAAGATAAAGAGCCATCTGTTTTGAACAAGCTAGGCAAATATGTAATAAATTTCTTTTGTATAAAAGGCAATTGAAATAAGAAGTATACAACAGAAACTAGAAGAGGTAGTTGTAATTCTTCGTATAATAAATCTACTTTATCTTGATTTTCTTGTTTTTTCTTATTTTGTTCAATCATTGAATCATATGTATCTTTTTCTTCGATATATTCAGGTGTGTTTTGATTAGGTATATAATTTGGTTTTATTTGTTCGTCTTGTACATGATTTGTTGTATCCATTGGTATATCTTTAGATGGCAATTGTAAAGTATTGCTGTTTCCGTGCATTTCGTTTAATGCCAAATCAATTGCGTTTGGATTTAATGATTGAGGTGCTATAGATGGCTGCTGCATCTGTTGATTAGTGGGTGGCATTTGTTGTTGTGGGGGAGGTTGCATCTGTTGTTGTGGGGGAGGCTGCATCTGTTGTTGTGGGGGAGGTTGCATTTGTTGTACAGGTTTATCATTCACATTAATATTTATATTATTTTGGGTAGGCAATGCTTCGATAGCGGTGGAATCCGACATATAATATTTAATTATATTTAGTATAATTAAACATTAACGCAATTTAATAACTAACTATTTTTTTATTTTTATCACAGTTACCAGCTGTTTCGTGAAATGTATAACATTTATTGTTAAATTTAAAAATTTGATTTTTTATTTTCTCGATCGGTGTAGCTCGAAAAACTAAACATTTTCTATCTTTACAAGTTTTTCTAAATAAACTAGCTATACCTAATCCCAACATTACAGAAATAAAAATTTTTCCAAATTCACCTGTTAATAATCGTTTTAAGTTCATAAATGTGTATATATTTAATCATCATTTTTTATTTTTTGAATGGGGTATTTGCGAATTTTTGAAGAATCAGCGGGGCAAGTTACATTTTTATATTTAAAATCATAACATGTACCCGATTCATCTTTGTATTGAATTTTATGGATATTATCAGGGGTAGGATAAACATAAATTACACTTGGTGGAATATTTGTTATATATGTTAAAAATAAACCAACAGCTAAACTTATTATAAATACACGAACATTTATATATTTCATATATACTATACTAAATTATTTTTTATTAGATAAAATTTTTGGCTGAGTTATAACAAATTCCATATTTTCAAATAATTGTTTGATTTGAACAAGTTTATTAACACCTCGACCATCGTCAACCATTGTAGCTACATCATATCTTAATTCTCTCTGTTTTTTTAATAATATTTGTAATTTATTAATATATAAATCTATCGCCTCATCTAATAATGATATACGCTTTTCAACCATTGTTTCATTACTAAATTCAGTTATTAATTCTTTAAGATTGATTATAGTGTTTTTTATTTTAACATCATTTAAATTTAAAATGGTATTTTTATCAACTTTTTCACTTGCAGTTAAATCGTCTACTTCTATCATATTTTTATATTGCATCTGACCTATTACCTTTTCTAAAGCACCATTTAAAGACTGGTAAATTTCTTTTATTTTATTAAATTCTTTTTCAACATAGTTCTCGTCATCTAGACCATATAATACTTTTAGTTTAATGTTAATAATAGCTCTTTTTGTAGTTTCAAGATCAGTATTAATTGTTTCATATAAGGTTAACAAATTTTCATAACTTCCTACATCAATTCTAATATCTAACTTACATGGATTAGATGTATTTCCACAACGAGCAATAAGAATGTTTTCTTGTTTTTCAAATATACTTCCAAATGGTGACCCGCATTTTACACATTTTCTTTTATAGTTATTCAATCTAATTTGTTTTTCTTTAATAGATACATCACTTTTTATTATTTTACTTTTGTTAGAGTTGTATTTAGAATTATATCTTTTTTTTAGTTTATAGTATGATTTTATAGCTTCTTCAATATCCATTTATAATTAATTGTTATAATAATTTTTATGTAATTGAACAAAAGTGCTTTCAAATTTTGGAATATTCGAAGCCATTTCTTGTTGCTGATTTTGTTTTTCAATATTTAGCTTTCTTATTTTCTCAAGTATATATTTTTTTTCTATTAAATCTTTTTGTTTTTTTTCTTGAATTGATAACTTTGTTTTTTTTTTATAAATTAAAAATACACCGATTACAACGATAAACATGAATAGTAAAAATAGATTAACAAGTGTATTATAGAATTTTATTTTATTAACATTACAATTTTCTAAAGATTTATTCAAAAAATATTTAACACCCGGTTCTATTAATTTTGGAAAAAATCGTACATCCATAATAATTGTAAGAAAAAAACAAAAAAATATAATACATAAATATATATAAATGGTTTCAAAAACTAACGTAATAAATAATTCAATATTAATATTTATAGCAACAACCGTTGGGTATGGGTTTTTTAAAGCAATACTTATATTTATGAATCCTACTTTAAAAAAAGTAGATGGACAAGATAATAATCAACAAAATTTCTTATCAAAAAATTTCGAATATATAGCATTGGGTTTGTATATATTAACAACCTTTGGTTTTCAGTTAATATCTAATATTTCTCACACTAAAAGTGTATGTAAAAATAAGTCGCAACGAACACTCTCGGTTTTTGTATATACTATTTTTCCTTATCTTATAATATTTTCTAGTATTGTTCTTTTAGTTAATGTGTTTTCTGGGTGGCTAAGACCTTTTTCAAATACTTTTGGATATATGGCCATATCTTTTATGGGTGTTTCAAATGTGTTTATGTCAATGGTTAATACATCGGGTGAAAGTAGTTTATTATCTCAAATATATTCGGATAAATCAATGTTAGTAAATGAATTAACACCTGACAACTACGATGAATTTATGCAAAATATAAGTAAAAGTGTACTAATAAATGATTATGATACTTTACCTCAATATGAAGATTTAAGAAATATGATTAAAATTAAAAACATTGTTGCAGAAGTTATATGGTATATTCTTGCAGGGACATTATCTTTAACAGTATCTAAAAGTATTATAACTAATTTCAAATGTAAATACGACAAGGAAACAATGAAACAAATTCAACAAGAACTTCTAGAAGAAGAAAGAAAGGCTGCCGCAGAACAAGCACAACCAGATGCTGGAACGGAAAAGGTTCCAGTAGCAACAGCTATTGTTCCGTCAGGATAAAAGGTAGTAATTTAAATCAAAGTTAAGGTTTAAATTAAATCAAAGTTAAGGTTTAAATTAAATCAAAGTTAAGGTTTAAATTAAAATTTTAATGAGTAATAACAAATCATAATATAAACTAAAATAGCAAGTATAATTGCTAATAACCATGCTGGGAATATGGTTTTTTCTTTATATCCTATGCCAAATTGTCGCAGTTCCCCATTTCTTCTGTATAAAAAACTGGGTTTAAACATTTGTATAGAATAATAAATAAATACAAATACTATTATTGATATGGAAACTTTATGATTCTTAAATAACCTATACATTAAAATATGTATAGATTATTTTTATATATTTTATTTGTTAATTAATCCCTATTAATATATGAAGAGTAACCCATTTCATCTCTGTCATCATCATAATCGTCATCGTCTGCAATTGCCATAATCCCTGAATTAATTTCATTTTCCATTTCTTGGTTTGCCATTCTTTCATCTAAAATATCCATTTTAAATATTTCTTTATTTCTCTCCGTAACAGCATCCATTTTATTTAAATTATACTCATTTATTGCATCTTGTTCCATATCTTTTCGTTCTTTATCATATTGTTTATCATCGTAAATATATAAGGCACGTGTTTGTCCTACACCCCATTCTCCCAATCTATGATTTTTCATTAAATCTGCGATTCTTCTTTCATCAACTGATAAATCACCTAATTTCTTTGTAATTTTAGCTTTTTCCTTTTCTTTTGATTTCAAAACATCTTCATTGATTTCTTTATTTGTTATATTTAGTAATTTTTTTGTAGATTGTAAACTTGTAATAAAATTTAATAATAATTCTGCAACAGTTTTTTCAAGAGAACTCTTTTCACCCAACATCAGTTCATCACTTATGTCATCTTTTGATTCATCTTCTTCTGTAACCACATCCTTGGTATTAATAACATTTTGAATTTTAGCTATATAAATATTAATTCCTATCAAAAATAGATAACACATAATTTTTTTTGTAATTTCTCCCGTAAATATACTATTTTTATTAATAAAAATATTATTTTTTTTCAATGTTGCTTCAAAAGGTAAATAGTTAATAATATCAAAAATAACTTTTACTAAAGGATCTTTATTTATTTCATCGAACAAGGCTAATAATGATTTATTTCCATAATATTTATTAAAATTAATATATTCACTTTCAATAATATGTTTTATATCACTAATATGCGTGTTTGATATTTTTTGTGAACCAGATGTCCAATGTTGGGGTATTGGAATTATTTCGTGATTTATTTTATTTCTGATAACATTTGGATATATGCTTAATATGTTAATAATATAACTTCGTATTACACTATTGCATACAATACCAGTTTCATCTTGTGTGGAAATATATAAATCATTTCCGATATTTTTCCACAGTAACAATTTGTTTAATATCTCATCCTTTTTGTTATAATTTGTATTTTTTCTTAAAAAGTTATTTACTGTTAACAGTAATTGATTAATTTGTTGTTTTAAAAATAGATCTAAATTATCTTGTTTAGAAGTTTTAATTGTTTCATTTAATAATTTAAAAAAGTCAATTAACGAATATGAATATTCTAAATTTGACATAATTCCCTCATTATTAATATATTTTATAAATATGTCTCTTTCTGTATATATATTTTTATTAGCATCGATATTTATAATATTTTTTTTATTAATTAAATCCATTAAATAAATAAAATTATCAATTGTATAATTTTTGCCTTCTTGTTTAAGGATATCTATTTTATCTAAAATAGAATCAGACTCTTTAAATGAGCTAGTGTTTTCACCACATACAAATTTATATTTTTCACTTATATTTATTCCTGTATTAAATTGGCAGTTTTTAATTATAAATTTATAAATAACTTTTTCTGAAAACCCTTTTGATACTTTCGGGTATTTTAACTTTGTTGATTTATCATGCACTAAATATAGTGGCTGTGTTAAAAGTTCACATGCCTGCTGAATATTTTCTAAGTTATTTACTATATTATTAATTTCAATAATACTATTTTCTTTTTCAATAAAATATAATAAAGTGTTTTTATTACCTTCATTACAACATGCATTTGAAACAAGTAGTTCATTATGAATATTTTCAAGTAATAAAACTGATTCATCAACGCCTTTTTGAATTTTTTCTTGAAGTAAAAGAGAGAATAATTTAATTTTACCTTTTAATTTATTTATTAAATTAAATTGTTTAATGTCACCATCTTTTATATATTGCTCTAAGGTTGCATTGAATGTTGAACTTATGTTTTGTAAATCTGTAATTTTAAAAGAAAAAAGCGGAGGAAGAAAACTTTCCCATTTATTTACATTAAATTCTTCTATTATTTCGGTTTCTTCATTTTTAATATCATATATCTTTCTCTCTTGTATTTTGTATTTAATATCTTCATCTATTAATATTTTACTATCAACTAAATCTTTTATTTTACCCATCAATTTCTTCAATACTTCAATTGAATTTTTTCTTGATATTTTTGGAATTCGATTCCAAGGACGAGTTGATGATCTTAATTTTAATATAACACAAGAGAGATATTTTAATGGTGTATAGTCGGTGTCACCTTCGACGGGGTATCCCTTAAATGATTTAGGACCACAACCTCTAAATGTTAAAGGTGTTTTTACAGGTGGTGTAATTGTTTGTGTTATTACTAAAAAGTATGCCAGTGTTATATATAATATTAGTTCATCCTGTAAATCTTCATAAGAGCTGATTTTTTTTCCTTTCTTTTTTGCTCGTTCTATTTTTTGAAGATAATCTTTTTTAGAAGGTAAATAAGTATCTATCATATTTTCTACCTTACTAATTATAAAATCAACCTCACTTGATATTGATATGCTCATTTGTTTTTGTAAGGTTAAAAGAATATTATAAATAATTTTACCTCTTACTGATTTTGCTGTTTCTGATTGTTGTGTCGAGGATGTTATTAATTTATCAGCTATATCTGGATCTATAACGGCTCTAGATACTATTTTATATCCACCTTCATCGTATCCTTCATTTAAATCAAATTCTATATTTTTAATATAAAAACCAGAATGCTTGTCAACTATTTTATCACCATCGTCACTTAGTTCTCCACGTTCAGCAGCAACTCTGTCTAATTCTTCTTCATATGTTCCCATTAAAAAGCTTTTTGCTAATTTTTCATAGAATGTTGGTAATAATTTAACATTACTTTTAATACAATAAAACCAATTTTTATCTTCTTGTTTTTCAGAATTTGCTGGTCTGCACGCTATTTCTATAAACTTTAAGATATTATTTTGCTTTTCAACAAAATCATCTTGAGATAATATAATATCTCTAATTTCTGAATATTCAGATATAACAATCTCTCTATCTTCGAGAGAATTAGCAATCGATTTTTTAAGTAAATCATATTTCTTCTTATTATAATTGTCAAGCTGTGATAATTTAAAAATTCGAATTAAATTATGTTTCATTTCTTTTGATATATTTTCTGTTAGTTTTTCGTTGTCCATTACAGCTTGATTTTCAAAATTTGACAACATTTCATTAATTAAATGTTTTTTAATTTTTTCCTTATTAATTAGAATATTACCACATTGTTTGTTAATAGATATGCACGATTTCTTTAAGTTACAAAATAACTCTTTAGATACGGCCATACCATCTAGTTCTTTATCGTGTAACCATTTATTATCTGCTGTTCTTTTGTAAAATATGTTTGAACCTTCTTCGTTTAGAAGGTAAGCATAGTTATCCTTACTTACTTTTCGTTTTTTATTAATCATGGCATCAGCATCAATACTCGCTTCGGGTCCAGTTAAACCTATGTTGTTAATTAAATGGTTAATTAAAAATTCTCTAAATTCGTTCTTATCCATAGAATCTTGTTGTTCTTTGAATTCTTCAATTATATCATACCTCGTTTCGTCGTATTTTTTATCAAAATATACATCTTCCCGATCATTATCTTCATTTAATTCATCAAAATCTATATATGCCTTTGAAATAATAAAATTCTTACAGTCTTTGTCATCAGTATCATCAGACTCTTTCAATTCTCCTATCTTATCTTGTATTTTCTTATCAATATCTTCATCTACAAAAAGTTCGATATCCGTTAAGGATAAGGCGTTCATATATAAAGAACCATTATCAAGGACTAATAATTTTCTTATAAATTCTGAGGTTGTTTCTTTATTGAGATGATAACTTTGTAGGATACTATCTTTTATTTCATCTTTTATTGTATTAAATAAAAACGAATTCTTAAAACCAATATCTTTACCGTATTTATAATTGATATATTGAGAGAATTCTCTTTGACTCTGAACCATCGCTTTTTTTAATTCTGGGATATTTTTATCTAACCAATTCACTATTACTTCGTATAATTTATATGTTAAATCATTTGAAAATATCATAAAAGGTTGGAGATATTTTAATATGGTATATAAACTTGTTGCATTTTTCATATATTTGCTGGAATTATTAAATAAATCGATGGTAGATGGTAGAATGTTATTTAAAAAGTTGTTATATGTTTTATTCTCTCTATCTAAGAGAGAATTTTCTTGTGAAAACAGATAAACTTCGGGGGAAGTTAAATAAGAATCATCGATTTTAAGATCTTCGGTTGTTTTTGAAATTTCCTCTTCTTCTATTACATTGTTTTTAATACCACTTCTATTTTTAAGAATATTTTTATAGTAAAATGGTATTTTATCTAAACGAGCTTTATTATAAATAGAAGTTTTGGGCAAATTAATATTTGAATAATTAATAACAGAATATGGTAATGTTAAAAATCCTATTATATTTATTTTTTCACCATCATTAATTGTTATTTCTTCATCATCCATTTTATATGCTGTTTTAGATAATGCTTTTTGTAAAATAAAAGACTGTTTTGAAAGTTGTATATTATTTCCTTTTAATTTTTTTGTGTATTCATTTGTAATATTTCCTTCTAATACATATGATGTGAAATCACTTAAATTACTTACTATAGATTCAATATTTACAATTGCTTCTTTTTTAATAATAATATCACTATCCAACTCAGATAGTTCATAAGGATTAAAATAGGTATCGAGTGTTTTATTTAAAAATATATATTTATTTTCACCACTTGGAATAGTGTTTTCTTTATACTGTAAAACGGTATCATATGCATTTGTTTGTTGTTCATATAATTTTTGTTGTTTTATTCCTATCTCTTGTTCATCTTCGTCAATCTCAAAATCATAAATATATTTTTGTGTTTTACAGATAGGTAAAATCCAGTTTATTTTTTTATCTAAATGTAATAAATTATTTAGTATTGGTTTGTAATTTTTAGGGTGTTTTTTAATCTTAATTGTTTTTGTTTTATCATCTACCGTTGAATATTCCAATCTTAATTCTTTAAATCTCTCTACCATCTTATGTAAATCATTCATTACTGTTTTAGTTCTTTCAATACTGGGAACAGTTGATAACAAATCATCTAATAAATCATTTGTTTGGTTTTCAATAGTATACCTTCTTTCAGATTCTGGGACAATTACAATCTCTTCTATTTCATCAAAACTTTCACCAAAAACAATTTGATCAGCTTGTATAATCTCAATATTTCTTTGTTCCGTTTTTTCTTCTGTTTCATAATCTAACTTACTACTTTGATAAAATTCATCAACTAAGTTGTCATCATCTTCTTCTACCTTACTTTCGTCATCATCGCCTATTTTTGTTTCTGTTTCATCTCCTTCTTTGCTTTCACTAACCATGTCATCTTTGCTTGATGTGGGATCTTTAAAATCAATAATTGATTTTATTGGTAAATCTTCTGGGATACCTTTATAAGCAAAATCGATATATATTTTTTCACTGTTCGGCCATAGTGAAATTTCAATCATATCTTTTTCTAAATCTGTGATTTGACCATTTATGGTTATTGGTTCGTCCCCACCAAAATTGATTGATATCCACTTATCGGGTAATAAATTATTCTGTCTAGCAAACCCTGTTTCAGTTGGTCTACTAATAATTTCAATTGTTTCTATAGATTTGTCATCAAATTCAGATTCTGTAATATTCAAAACCATTTCTTCTTTTTTTGCAATATCTATTAACTTACATTTGTCTTTATCGATATATTTAATGAAAAATGTTTTATTATTGATATCGGTGTTACTAGATGAAAATATCTTTATTACATCTCCTAATTCTAAAGTTAATTGTTTTATTTCTTGGGTTTGCATTACTTATATTTAAGGTAGATTTTTATATTGTATACTTGAGTTATTCTTTTTAAAATAAAGTTAAAGATAAAAATACATTAATCAATAATTATGTATAAACTAGTCTATGATAACGAAAGATTAATAAATGATAAGAACTTTGCGAAAGAATCTGGGTTTAAAGTTTTTAGTTTTAAAAGTAAAAATTTGAAAGCACTTGAACGGAATTTAAAAGAAATTAAATCGGAGGATGAAAACTGGAAAGATAAAGTTACAAATTTAAAAAGATTAATTAGTAAGGAAAAGGAGACAAATGACAGATATATTATTAGATACAATAAAAACATGATTAATTCGGAAAACATATCTAATTATGGGTTGTATCGTTCAGTAATTACTGATGGTAAAAAAATATTTGCTTTTAGTCCCCCCAAGTCAATATCATATGATACTATAAAAGAAGAATCTTATGAAAATGATGTTGAATGTTTAGAATATGTAGAAGGGACAATGATTAACATGTACCATGACAATAAATGGAAGATTGCAACACGAAGTAATATAGGCGCCGATATAAAATTCAATTTAGATATTGACATGACATTTAGAGATATGTTTTTAGAGGCATTTTCGAGTAAAGGATTAGAATTTGACATGTTTTCAAAGGAATATAGTTATTCATTTGTCTTACAACATCCTAAAAATCGAATTGTTGTTCCATTTAATAAAACAAATCTTATACTAACAAATATTTATGATTGTCAAAATGGTGAAATGGGTGAGATTAGAGAGATAGATATGAAAAATGGAGAGATACCGTGGATTAAAAACGAATATAGACATTTAATTGAATTTCCAAGAGATATGAAAGATGTACTAAATAATGAAGATATAACGCTTAAGGAAATAGAAGATGCTGTATATGGTGGATTAGATTATACGATTCAGGGTGCGGTTTTTGTAAATAAGCGATTGATGTTAAGAAGTAAAATAAGAAATCAAAATTACGAAAATGTTAGAATTTTAAAAGGAAATAGTCCTAAATTACAATATCAATATTATAATTTAAGGAAATATGGAAAAGTTCGTGAATTTTTAATGTATTATCCAGAATACAAAGAAAAGTTTGCAATATTGCGGCAACAGGTTCATATTTGGACGCATACTCTTTGGGGTAATTATATAAATTGTTATGTTAATAAAGAAAAACCTCTAAGAGAATTCCCTTTTGAATATAGAACACATATGTTTAATTTACATAAATTATATATAGATGAATTAAGAAGTGAACAAAAATTTGTGAACAGAAAAGTAGTTATTAATTATATAAATAATTTGGAACCAGATCATTTAATGAGTTCAATCAACTACCCGTTAAAATGTGCAGATCTTAAAGAAAATGAGATAAAGTTAAATGATGCATTAAGTTAATTAAAGGTTTTAATCAAAGTTTTCAAGAATGTTTTTATAAATTTCTATTCCCTTGTTGCAAGAATCGGATAATATTTCAGTTAAAAGAGCATTTTCTTCACCTGTTTCGACATTTTTATTAAAAGCAAGTCTTATAATACTATGCGAATCATGTGGATGGTTCTTTCTAAATCCTACATATGATAATTCACCTCTATCTTTATAATATGTATAATGTAATACATATTCTATAATTTTACCAATTGTATAATCTTCGTTAAACAATGTAATATCGAAACAATTTTGAATCGTGCTATTTGCAAAAGATTGTAACATTTTTGCAAATGTTGTAGGATTTAAAATACTTTTCTTTTGTTGTTCAAGTTTATCAATAATAATATTACAAGCCATTTTAACAATTTCTTCATTTGTAAATATTCCAATAGATGTAATTTTAAAATCAAAAGAATTGGGTATAAATACCCTTCTGGAATTATGATTAACCCAATCCGACTTTTTAATTTTAAGTTTTGTTGGTTCGCGGTCTTCTTCAGATAGATTTTTAAGCATATCAGTCCAAATATCATCTTGGCGAATTTTATCAGGTGTATTCATATAACAACAACAAGATGTAACATTATATACACCATCATCTTTAGCCGTATTTATAGAAAGTTTAGCAGAAAATTTAAGATGTTCACCCAACTTTTCTTGAGATATTTTAGATAAAAGTCTATTAATTATAATAAAATCTCCAGTAATTGGATCCGGAGGCAAAATTTTTCTAACTAAACTTTCTTCCAAATATTTACCAGTTTCTGTATCTTTAATTTTAAAATGCTCTGTTGTCACATATTTTATTTCATCTGTATCGTTTACTTCGTTTATTTCAAAGGAAAGTTTATCAAAAGGTTCATTAATTTTTATTTTATGTATTGGTATACACGATATCCGTTGTTTTAAGATTTCATTATTTATACGAGATGTATTTTTTATAATATTAATATCATTTTCACTATGAGGAAACCCTTTAAATCCTAAAATTGGTATATCAGACAAAATAGTCCGCCTAAGACCATTTGCTATACTGACATTTATATTCTTAAGCGTGAATTCTAATGTATCACCTTCGCCTTTTTTAGAAGACAAATACATATCGGTTTTGCTTCCGGTTTTGCTTCCGGTTTTGCTTCCGGTTTTGCTTCCGGTTTTGCTTCCGCTTTTGCTTCCGCTTGTAATCGATTGTTTGCTTTCTTCTGCCATTGCTTTATATAATAGTATTAATATAAATTTTGTTTAATCAATTTTTTATATTAATAAATTCTTTATTTGTGTTTAAAACTAAAAAGCAAATTAAAATAAATATATAAATGAGTGAAATTTTATATTATAGTAATTATTGCAATCACTGCAAACAACTACTTTTAAAATTATCAAAAACAGCAAAAAGAGATGAAATGCATTTTATTTGCATAGATAAACGTGTTAAAAATGAAGATGGGTCAATACATTTATTAATGGATAACGGACAACGACTACTATTACCTCCAAATGTTGTAAAAGTTCCTTCAATTCTTCTTTTAAACCGTGGTAAAAGAGTTATAGATGGTTTAAGTGAAATATATAGTTATCTAAGCCCTCAAGAGAAAGAATTAAATAATAAAGCAACGATGCTTAATGGCGAACCTTTAGCATTTTCTTTTTCTGAAATGGGAGCTAATTTATCGGATAATTATTCTTATTTAGATATGACATCAGAAGAATTATCAGCAAAAGGTAATGGTGGATTAAGAACTATGCATTCTTATACTAAAATACAAGATAACCAAGCAATTGAAACACCACCCGATGATTATGAACCAGATAAAGTAAAAGAAAGTGATTTGGGAAAGATTGAAGCAAAAAGAAGCCAAGATGTAGCAAATATTAATTATTAATAAACTTGACTAATAAACTTGATTAATTAATAATAAATTTTAATTTAAAACTATCTTTATTATTAATAAATATTATGAGCTTAATTAAAGTTTTTAATTCGCAGTTTTTAGATTTTATAAATGATGTTTATACAGTTTTACCAAACGATTTAAATGTTAAAACAGCGAAATTTTATACTGAAAAAATAGTAAAAGTAAACCCAGCTTTATTAATAAAAAGTTGGTATGATATAATTATTATTCCTTATAAAAAATATATAGACAAAGGTGACTTTAATTTTTTCTTAAATAAAGAATATAAAAAAGAATTAGCAGCCGGTTATGATAGTGACAGCGTTTTAAATACTATTGACGTTATTAAAACATGTGTAAGAAATTTTACAGATGACGATAAACAAAAAATTATTAAATATACCCAAAATTTAACTAAAATTTCATTAATGTATAAAAACAAAACAATAATTTAAAAATATCACAAACAATTATTTTATAATGGAGAATTTAGAGAATAATGTAGTTGAAAATTCAGATAATCTTCAGGATAATGTTGAGGACAATGTGGGTGATAATGTCGATGATAATGTTGACGACAATCTCGAACAAGAAGAAAATATAACTGAAAACTTTATTAAGGTTATTAAAGATTTTTATACAGATGTTTCAACAACTTTTCCTGAGTATGAAGAGCATGTTAAAGATGTTTTAAAAGACATTCAAGAAGAAAATTATGATACAGAGAGAATTAAGAATTTATTTAATTATTGTAAAAATCTGTATCCGGCAAGATTTTTTGATTTATTGTATCAAAATGAAGAGATTTTCGAAAATGAAGAGATAGATACAATGTTTATAGAAAACATAGATTTTAAAGAATTATGGAAAAAAGATATAACAGAAAATACTAAATTAATTATTTGGAAATATTTGCAATTAGTCTGTTTTTCTGTTGTAAATAATGAAATGTCCGCAGATACATTTAAAGACACAGCACAGCTATTTGAAGCGATTGATGAAAATGAATTAAAAAATAAATTATGCGAAACGATGGAACAAATGGAAACTATTTTTAACCCAATTGATTCTAGTGGTGAAGAAGTAAACATAAATGATTTATCAAACTCTTTGCCCGACCCAGAAGAATTACACGAACATATTAATGGTATTTTAGGTGGAAAGTTGGGTAGATTAGCTAGTGAAATTACAGAAGATACTATTAAGGAATTAGGCGATATATCCGGTGTTGAATCAGTCAACGATGTATTTCAAATGCTTTTCAAGAATCCAAACAAGATAATGAATATGGTAAAAAAAATTGGTGGAAGTTTAGATAAAAAAATCAAATCCGGAGAAATTAAGGAAAGTGAATTAATAGAAGAGGCTGGTGAATTAATGGGTAAGCTTAATACAATGCCCGGTATGAAAGAAATGCAAAAAATGATGTCTCAAATGGGTATGCCTTTGGGAAAAAATAGTAAAATAAATATGGGAGCATTTAAAAATAATTTAAATAAGGCAAAGGCGACGAACAAGATGAAAGAGAGATTAAAGAAAAAGTTAGATAGTAAAAAGTCTGCGGTTGATAAAGATGATCAAATTAAAATTTTAGAGAGACAGTTAGCCGAAGCTAGAGCTGAAAATATGAGAAATCAGTTATTAGCAGAAGAAAATAAAAATAAAGTTGTTAAAAAAAAGAGAAAAAAGAATAGAAAAAAGTAAATAATTAAAATAAAATAAATTATATATAATGACATTTTGGTTTGATGACCCAAGTATACTTATTAAAAAAGAAAAGATAACATCAATATGGCCTTCAAAAAAACAAAATTTAACAGAAAAACTAAATTCAATTACTAGATTAATAGTAATATTAACAATTGGTGGATTAATATTAACAAGAAATATTAATATTTTAGTATCATCAGTTATTACACTTGTAGTTATTGTAATTATTTATAAATCAAAAAAAAATGATATTTTAAAAAAAAATATAAATAAAAAAGAAGGATATGAGAATTTAAATACTGAAATAAAAAAACAATCTTTAGTTAATTCTAACAATAAAAACCCATTAATGAATGTTTTATTAACAGACATTGAAGATAATCCCACAAGAAAAGATGCAGCGCCATCTTTTAATAAAAAAATCAAAAATATGATAAAAGAAAATACAAAAAAAATAGGTTTAGATAATAAATTATTTCAAGATTTAGGCGAAAATATTAATTATGAGCGTAATTTTAATCTAGATAAATCAATGCAGCGTTTTTATACTACCGCAAATTCAAGAGTAGCTAATAATCAAACGGCTTTTGCAAAATACTGTTACGGTAATATGCTTTCTTGTAAAGATGGCGATTCATTACAATGTGAAAAAAATCAAAAAAGATGGGTTAATTATTAAATTAAAATAATAATCTTATATATATTTATATAAAATGGCCACTAAGTTTAATTATAATTTTGATAATTTAACAAGAATAGGTGATGATAGTTGTGGAATTAATGCGAGAGATGTCCAAAATAATAATCACGGTTCTTATACCACTACAAACTATTTTACAGGTCACGGTACAATGAAGAAAGCGATCAGTTTTGCTACTCAACAACCTAATATGTTTTACAAATCAGGAACTGGCACTTGTAGTGTAGGCGGTTGTAATGTAGATAGTGAGTCTAATTTAAAAATTGGCACTATTCAAACAAACCCTAGGTGCAGAATTAGCTTGCAGCAAAGACCATTTGCTACAGTACCATATTTAGGAAGAGGACCTCCTAAACCTGATTTGGAAAATAAAATATTACAAGGAAGCAGTATTAATGAATTGAAATCTTGTAAAACCATAACCGAGGAGTGTTTTAATGATTATAATTTAACACCCCAGATACCATCAATACAAAAAAATATTCAAAACCCCAATAATTTAATTGAAAGCTCTGCGGCCGACGGATGGATCCGTGGTGGATTGCCCAGTAGAGAATTGTCTAGAAATAATAACTATGTTAAAAATAATTAAATATTTAATTTTAGTTAAATAATAATGTATAACTATTTAACTAAATTGTCATATAGAGAAAGTGATAATGATGATATTTATAGAAGTGAGCTTTTAAAATGTTTTAATTTAACAGAATACAATGATGATATCAACAAAAAAATGGATAATTTATATGAAACAGTTAAGGTATATTATAAAGAAATAATATCAACACTAAAAACAACAAAAAAATTAAATCTATTTAATAATTCCAGTGAAAACTTTTATTTTATGTTTTTATTTTCATGGGATTATTTTTATGAAAACCATGTTCTATTAAAAAATATTTATTTAAAATCTAGCAATATTGAATTATATCGTAAAAAATTAATTGATAGGATTGTTTTATTAAACAAATAATAATATATATATATATAAATATATGACCGATACTAGTTTAAAAAATTCAAATGGTTGTTATAATCAAGAACAAAAAGCCATCGATAAACAATTTAGACATAATTCATGGAAATATAAAACAATCTCTAAAAATACAGCTTTTCCTTGTGCCGGCATTAATATGCCTATGATGACAAACGGTTATAATAATAATATTCTAACAAATAATGCAGCAGATATTGAAAGTACATTATTTGGGATAGGTTCTGCAAATTTAGTTAAACCCAAAAGAGAAGCAGTACCACAATATAATTGCATAGATAATATCAAATTTTTCAATACATTAACACCTTTTATACCCGAACCATTAATTATTGAAAATAATCAGAGACCCAAAGGTCCGTTTTGTTAAATAAATTATAGTGTATTATAATATAGATATGGCATTTACAAGATTCAATTACGATGACTGTAGGACAGAAAAGTTATTACAAGAATCAACCGGTCCAGGAAGATACATATTAAATACTCCAGGTTGGGGAGATAAACCTAATTTTATAAATGACCCACAGATTAGAATGCAGAATTGGGGTGCTAATTTAAGACATGTCCCAAACGGAAGCGCAATTGATATTCATAGTGATTTATTAGGTATAACAAGAAAATTAACAAAAGATTGTAAAAGTAAAAAATATCCCAATAAAGCAATTGTTCATTCACAAAGAGTAGAATATCCTATTGAAAAAAAATGTATGGTGCAGGAATCCAGAGTTACACATCCGGCGTGGATGTATAAAGATTTAGAACAAGATCATAGATATTATTTACATGTAGACCCACAAGAAAATGTATTCATGGGATTTCAAAATAATTTAAATACTACGCTTTTAGAAAGAGATAATCATCGCCCAATTATACCTGATATTTCAAATAAAAGCGAAAAAAAAAAATTTGTTAACAATAATTAATGATTATATGTTTTTATAACTAATAAAATATATAATCATATATATAATGGCAGAAGTAGCAATACCAGTTATAGCATTAGGTATTATGTATTTAATATCAAACAATAATAATACAGAAGGCTATCAAAATTCTTTAGAAAAAGTTAACAATAAACAATTATATGAAGGAAATGTTAGTGATGGGACACCTTTAACTTATCAGGAAAACTATCCAAAAGAAAAAATCTATAAAACAAGAAATAGTGATGATAGGTATTATAAAAAAACATTTGATAATGATAATTCAGCAACTAAAAAATATATTAATCAGAATAAATTTAAAAATGGAAGTGAAAAAACAGTAACCTTTCAAGATGAAAATCGTAAATTAAATCAAGGGGAATTTATGTCATTAACTGGAAAAACGGTCGATAAGGAAAATTTCAAATCAAATAACATGGTGCCTTTTTTTGGGTCGAAATTAAAACAGAGAGGTGTAGAAGGTTTTAATGATAATGAAGTTATATTAGACAATCACATTGGTTCAGGAAAATTAGATATGAAAAAAAAAGAACAAGCCCCCCTTTTTGCACCTAAAGATAACATGACTCATTCATATGGTATGCCCAATACTAGTGATTTTATGCAATCTAGGATGAATCAATCAAAATATATGTCAAATGAAAAGCCTTGGGAAGAAATAAGGGTTGCACCCGGATTAAATAACGGATATACAAACCAAGGTTCTAGTGGGTTTAATTCGGCACTTGCAAATAGAAAAGAATGGACGGATAAGACTGTTGATGATCTAAGAGTTAAAACAAATCCTAAATTAACATTTGGTTTAGCAAACCACGAAGGCCCTGCTATATCAGCTATTAAAGAAAGAGGACTTGAAGGTAAAATCGAAAAGAATAGACCAGATACCTATTATGTTAATAACCCAGATAGATGGTTTACTACAACAGGTATTCATAAAGCACAAAGAGTTGTATCCGAAGAACCTATGCAAGCTGAAAATCGTGTTTTTACAACGAGAGAATATTTTGGTAACGCTGATTCACAAAATAAACAATACCAAGATAAAACGGTAGGTGAAGGTTATCGTAGAAGTACTCGTCCTGAATTACCAGCGGATGTAACATTGCCTGCACCTGCACACACTGTTAATAGTGGTGATACATTACATGAAGACTATGGTAAAGATGGATATAGAAGTTATACAAATTCTAGGTCAACTACACAGCAAAGCAACAATATGGGTATCGTCGGTGGCATGATGAAAGCAGCAATCGCTCCGGTTGTAGATATTTTAAGACCTTCGAGAAAAGAAAATGCTATAGGAAATATTAGACCACATGGAAATGCATATGGTGCCCATGGTGTAAATAATCCTACAATATGGAATCCTTCTGATAGACCTAGAACAACTGTTAAGGAGCAAACAGAAGACACAAAGGCTGTTGGACAACCATTCTATAAACATGAAGGCGGATATTCAACAAATCAATATCAAGCAGTTGATAATCAAAGAGATACAACAAATGTATCTTATGTTGGTAATTCCAGTGCTGGTCCTTGGGTTCAAAAATCACAAGTATATAATGCGGCATACAATGCTGAATTAAACCCATACAAAGAAGAATTGCTTAAAACGACAATGAATGTCGGGTGTGCACCCAAATTTAATAATGAAATGAATATTAATATTAAATCAATGGGTTCAGTGAACAGCGCGGCTGGACCCATTTCTATGCCAAAAGAACCGGGTAATATGACAACACATGGTGAAATATCCGGAAGAAATACTAGAGAAGTTATGGTAGATACTAATAGGAATACTAGTGATTTATTAACAGCATTTAATAATAACCCATATACACAATCATTACATAGTATTGCATAATATAATAATATAAATACATTATTATGAATAATATTTATGGATATTCATAATGATTTAAAGAAACAATTAAATTGTTTTATAAATAAAAAAGATGTACCACATATAATATTTTATGGTAAATCTGGTTGTGGTAAAACAGAAATATTAAATTACTTTATTAAACAGATTTATAAAAATACTGAAAACTACCATAAATATACAATGTTTATAAATTGTGCACACGGTAAAGGAATTAAATTTATAAGAGACGAATTAAAATTTTTTGCAAAAACAAATATTCAACAAAATAATTTATTATTTAAAAGCATTATTTTATCAAATGCTGACAAACTTACTATAGATGCACAGTCAGCACTTAGAAGATGTATCGAAGAATTTAGTCATACCACTAGATTTTTTATTTTACTTGAAGATTATAATAATTTATTAAAACCAATCATTTCTAGATTTTGTAGTATATATGTTTCGGAACCTATAATAGATAACAAACTTCAAAATCTTCATAAATATAATTTACAAAAGATTTATAAAAATGAGGAAAAAAATACAAATAAAAGATTGAATTGGTTAAGTAAAACGATTGAAAATAAGAATAACTATATAAATTGTAAAAAAACCATCCAGCTAATTGATATATTATATGCAAAGGCATATTCTGCATTAGATATTATTAAAGTTATAAGAAAAACAAAAAAATTAGAAGATATTTATAAATATAAATTATTAATACATGTTGATTTAATAAAAAAACAAATAAAAGATGAAAAACTTTTAATGTTATATATTTTGACTTTAGCTTTTTTGCGTAATAATGATAATTTAGAAAATATACAAGAAATGTAAAGATGGACGATTTTAATACAAATGTTCTGTCAGAAGCTAAAAATGAGTATTCTTCGCGTTTAATTAATATTTTATCACCTTTAGTGATTGAAGGGTTCAGGTCCATCTTAAAAGAAGCAAATGATTTATGTTTAAGAAATAATGAAGATTCGAAATATTTAATGACATTTCAGAATTTTTTAACAAGGGTCCCTAGGTGGAATCAAGAGATTATTAATATTGAAACAAAGCGAATTATTGAAACTAGCAAATGTCCTTATTTGGAAGATCTTTTAACGTGTGTTCATATTACCCAATTAAAAGTTCTTACAAGTATAAGGGTTTCAACACAACAAAAAAAAATAGATATCGATATACCGAAGTTAAATAATTTTGTTCATAAAGTATACATTGAAGCAGCTAGGAAAATATATCAAAATGTTTATTTATTTGAGAATGATATCATGCCCCTAATTCAACAAAAGTATATGCGAGAAACTGAAATTATTATTAAAGAAGCGATATTGAATGTTATTAGAAGTAGTATGCCTATTGAAAAAATTTTAAGAGCATATATAGATGAAACAGAAGAAGAAGAGGTAATAGAAGAAATAATAAATAAACAGGTTGAGGAGCCAAGTGTTGACGATAAAAAAGATCTAGACGGTGAAGAGAAGGATAAAGAAAAAGGTGAAGTTATTAAAGTGGATAAAAAGGAAGATTTAGTGGATTCTAGTGTTGATGAGCCTATAATCACAAAAGAAAATGACACAAACATAAATAATGAACCAGTTAATGAACAATTTGACAATGGTATTCAAGATACTCTAGGTGCCCAAGGTGCCCAAGATGCCCAAGATACACAAGATACCCAAGATGATATAGATAAATCTCAATTATCATTTAATGATAATGATAATGTTGTATCTTTTAAAAAAGATGAGTCGCCTGATACAATTAAAGATGCAGCAAGTGATTTAATTACAGCACCAAAAACTATTGAAAGATTAGAACAGATAAGCGATGAAAGACACAATAAAAGAATGGAAGAAGAAGATGATGAATATGGTGATGATGAAGAAGATGGTTTTAAATTAAAAATAACCGATAATATATCACTAGATGATTTAGAAATTCATGATTTAAGTAAAAAAACTGAAAGTTTAAAATTAAATGATATAGATGAGCTTAAAGGGTTAGATTTATTATCTTAGTTTTGCGTTTAAAAAGTCTTGAATTTTTAATATAAAAATATAATGAATAAAGATATTTTTATAAATGGCGTTTTAATAACTTTGGTTTTTGCGATTCTTTATTATTTAGAATCAAGATTTGTAAGTAAAAGAGAAATTAATTTAAAAGAAATTGTGAAATATTCATTAATTGTTTATATAAGTTATTTAGTGAGCACGCAGTTATATGCGCAAATTGAAGTTAAAAATATTAAAAAGGTTACACAAGTTTTCACAGAAACACCTAATTTTTAATAACATCTTTCGTATTCATCTATATTAATTATTTTTCTTTTTCCTATATTTTTCTTTGAACTGATAAATTTGGAAAATAAAGGTCTTTCAATATAATCTTTAGGAATATGCTTATTTACTGTTCTAGCTATCATTTTATATAATTTAAAATCAGGATATCTCTCTTCACCACATTTTTTATATAGAATATTTCTTCCATTATCATCGGTACACCACTCATTTATTAACTTAGATATAGGATTAGTATCAAATTCTTCATCTAACACTTCTTTAAAATAATCATATAAAGAACACCCTAATCTACATAAATCAAAACTATAATTCGGTTCCAAACGAGGTTTATTTTTATTAAAATACGGTTCAAAATTATATTGTGTAGCTGCATCGCCATTTTCATGGAAACTATCACTACAAATAACATTATTTTTGTATTTATAAATCGCTCTACCAAAATCAATTATCTTAAATAGCTTGCCATATGTTGGTACTTTATAATATTTATTATTGTATTTATAAATTATAAATTCCTTATCTGTTTTGTTAAACATTATATTATTTGTATGTAAGTCATTATGTGTTAATGAAAAAACTTTTTGATATGTTGTAAGAATCATAATGATCTGAAATAAACAAGATTTCCATTCATCTATAGATAACTCATCTTCTAATAAAGAATCTAATGTTTTTTCTAATTTTTCTAGAGCAATTATCTGAACTGGATAATTTTTAATTGTAACTATACAATCTTCTTCACTATAATCTGAACTCTCATCCGACCCTTCCGATGATTCATCATCTGTATCTTCTTCTTCGTCACTTTCTTCATGTGAATTATTTGATGTATGTGAACTTCTAGATGAACAGTTTGATTTTGTAGAATAACTGTCATTATTTGTTAATCTTTCAAAAATTAATTCATTATTTTCAGATAAATCAGAGAGATTAACAATGTTATTAGAAAAATCATTATTACTACAATCCTCAAAAACATCTTTAAACATTTCATTATCTAATTCTACAAACTCTTTTTCTAAAATATCATTCATAATGTTGATTTTTTTCCTATAATTTCTTGTTGTTGACTCTGAAAAAATATTTTCATATTTTTTTGATATTTCAAATTTTTTATTTTTATTTTCGTGAAAATATTCACTTTCATCTAAAAATTCTAAATCATCATAAACATCTACCTCGAAATCATTTTTAATTGATAAAAATGACCCGTAAAAATCAACACCATGGATAAACTTTTTATCATTTAATAATTTACTTGATAAATATGTAAAAAAAGAATCAACATATGCGGAATTATTTTTATCTAAAAATTTTTTAATATATTTTTCTTGGTTTTCTTGGTTTTCTTGGTTTTCTTGGTTTTCTTGGTTTTCTTGGTTACCTTCATTAAATATTGGTAAATTTTGCCGTTTCTCATCATTTACATCTTTATATTTTCCAGATATGTATTTTATAGGGTCTATTAAAGGTGAATATTTAAAAAAGGTTTTTGTTTTAATTTTATTTTTATTATTATAATTCTCTAAAGTGCAATTATAAATATTTTTTTCATCTTTATTTTCATTTAAAGATATTGTTTTTAAATAATTACAATGGTCTAAATTAATACTGTTATAATTATTTTCTGTTAAATTAAAATACTTTTTATAAATGGGTATGTAGTTTTGACACTTTGAAACTCCAATTTTTTCTAAATCAGTAAATAAAATTTTATTATCATTTTTTTTATAGTTTATTTCAAACATTAAATTATAATTAAAACAATTATTTATTTTAAGTAAATTATGCGTATAATAATTAAATTTAATATAAAAAAAAAATATAATGAATTTAGAATTAAAAAAATTTGATATGAAAAATATTAGTTTTAAGCCAACTGAAAATCAAGGACCAGTTATTGTTTTAATAGGTAGAAGAGATACCGGAAAAAGTTTTTTAGTTAGAGATTTATTATACTATCATCAAGATATACCAATCGGGACGGTTATATCCGGAACTGAAGCAGGTAATGGATATTATTCAAAAATGGTTCCTAAACTGTTTATCCATGATGAATATAATACTGCCATTATAGAAAATATATTGAAACGGCAAAAAATGGTTATAAAGCAAGTTAAAAAAGAAAAAGATGCTTATGGAAAATCAAGTATTGATGCTCGAGCTTTTGTTATTTTAGATGATTGTCTATATGATAATTCTTGGGCTAGAGAGAAATTAATGAGACTCCTTTTTATGAATGGTAGACATTGGAAAATTATGCTTGTTATTACCATGCAGTATCCGTTAGGTGTTCCACCAAATTTAAGAACTAATATTGACTACACTTTTATTTTAAGAGAACCGTATATTGCAAATAGAAAAAGAATATATGAAAATTATGCAGGCATGTTTCCTAGCTTTGAAAGTTTTTGTCAAGTTATGGATCAATGTACCGAAAATTATGAATGTTTAGTCGTTTCAAACAATGCAAAATCTAATAAACTAGAAGACCAAATTTTTTGGTACAAAGCACAATCACATCGAGATTTTAAATTAGGTAGTAAAGAATTTTGGGAAATGTCAAAAGACCTAGGTAGCGATGATGAAGGTGAAAATTTCGATCCCAAGAAACAACAAAAGGGACCGCTTATTAATGTTAAAAAGTCACGATGGTAATTTTTTTTTTGTTTTTATATATTCTTGACTTTTAAGTGGCTCCCCACATATCAAATCGCCACAATTATCAATATTTGCATATATGAATTTGATATCTTTACTTTTATCACATGTTTGCGTATCCCATCTTCCTAGTTTTAGTTTATTTGAATTTGTAAAATGTCGTCTTACTAGACTTATACCCCTTGCAAAAATCTTGAACATTACTTTATTAATATAAATATTTTTTTTATTTAATTACTTCAATTTTATAATTAAATAACAAAAGATTATATTTAATAAAATTGTAAAAACTCCTACTATAATGCAATTTACTGTCTTATTTATATTTTTAATCATATATGTATTTACCAGTTTATATCCAAGCATTCTATAATAATTTCTAACACCTATACCCGAAATAACAGCTATTTTTTTGCAATTTCTTTTATATGATATTTTTTCTGCCTTTCTCATTAATTCTCTCCCAAAACCTAAATGCTGAGCCTTGTTTTTTTCGTTTTTATTTTTACTTGAAGCGACTTGACCATAAACATGCAATTCTCTTACCAATGAACACCCTTCAAGTTCTGGAAAATATTTATTTTTATAATAAAGATCTTTATGTGGAATTCTTAATCTTAAAAATCCATAAATAATTCCCGGTTCTTCTTTATAATTATTATACCATTTTTTATCCTGATAGTTAAAATAAGAATCTTCATGATTACCACTTTCTATACTAATGAAATATTCATACCCACCCGATGACATATATTTTCGTACAATACATCTTGCGTATTTTACCATTAATAAATTTTTTTTAACTTCTCTACAACGGATACATCTACAAAATTCTCCTTGTTTTTCTAACCGTGAATGTAATACCTGTCGTAAATTTGTTACTTTATTCCCAGCATAAATATATTTTGTTCCATCAATTGCTGTATTTGGAATATCTCTTACAACACGATTTAATCTAATCCATGGAGGTATTTTTTTTTTCATATCAAGTAAAACATTAATTAAACTTTCAGGATTTTTTTCGGTATAAGGCATGTATTTTCCTTCATCATACCATTTTTTTATTTTTGTCCATGGCACTGTAGATGTTGGATACACTTTCCATTGATCAAATTGCAATGTATCGCTCTTTATTAAATAATTAAACATCTTTGCATCTTCTTCTGGTGTGCTCCCTGGCAAATCAGGCATCCAATGACCATCTACTTTATAACAAGCATCTTTTAGAATTTTTAATGCTCTCTCTGAATCTTCTTTATAACATCCTCGATTTACACCTTTTAATATATCATTATTAATATGTTGATTTCCTAACTGCACTCTTGTACATCCCAAATATCTTAACCAATGTATTTCTTCTTCTGTAATTGAATCAGGTCGCATTTCTAAGGTTAGTCCAATAATACGAGATTTTGCAGTTTCGTTAATTATTTGCTCTTCAGCTAATGATAAAATTTCTCTTTTTTCTAATCTATAAAAGTTGTTTGCAGCCCAAAACATTTTTTTAATAAAATCTTCTTGATATTCTCTTGGGTATTCTGTCCATGTACCACCTAGCACTATCAACTCTATTTTATCAACATAATGTCCGTTTAAATGATATTGCGTTGCTCGTTCATTAAATTGTCCTATTGGATCAAAATTATTTTGCAATCCTCGCGCAACCGTTGGTTCTGAACTTAAATAACTTCTTGGGTTAATTTCTCTCCCATCACTATCAACTTCTTTGGGACAGTAATGACAATCATGTTTACAACTAAATCTTTGCTTCTTTTTTTTCCCATTTTTATCTGTATACTCAGGGTATGGGCTTGTAATGGTTGAAATCACAATAACCCCCGATAATCCACGCGAATCTTTAGATTTAAAATGTTTTTTAATTTCCGTATTTGTAACCGTATTTTGATTAAGTAAAAGTTGGTACATATATGATATTTGACAATTTCTAGGATTAATATGATATTTTCTTTTTAATTCTCGAATCTCTCTTTGAAATTCTTTCTTTGAAGAATAATTCTTAGAACATAAATCTGTTACAAATTTTATTAGAGGTTCTAGCAAATCATCTTTTATATATATAGACGGATCGGTAAAAGCTGAATTTGATAGCTCTTCGATATCTTTCATTGGAGAGATTTAATCTATTGTTAATAGTTATAATTCTATTTTATTCAATTTAATTAACAAACTAATTTAAATAAACAAACAATAATTATGGAATGATACTGGCATTACTTACATTTTTAGGTTGTTGCGGCTATTCTTTTTTTGATAACACTCTAGTAAATACAGCTAATTATGAAACAAAATTTAGTTTAATAATTACATTAGGGATTATGATTTTACATAAAGTAGAATCATATTTAACAAAGGAGTGGGAAGAATGTAGATTTTACAATGCTTTAAAAAAAATAAATATTCTACAACAGCACGGAGAGATAGTGTTTTTGGTTTTCGTAACAACTTTTATTTTATTAATGTCATTAATGACACTTATTGTTTGCAATGAAAAGTGGATAAAATATAGTTTAGTAATATGGGCAGGGCAATTATTAAATGAAACACACCATTTATCAAAAAGTTTTATGTATAGTCGTTATTACACGGGAAGTTATTCGGCATTTATTATGGTATTATTGGCGATATTTGATTTTTGTCCTGTCTTAAGCATAAATTATGGTTACAGTTATAATTTCGGCATGTATTCAGCAATGATGGTTAGCTCTATTAGTTTTGTTATTTTTTGCATAGAAGTAAAAGATGTTAAAAAACGAAAATTTCATTCTATATTGATTACGGGTGGGGGAAGAGGAATCGGTGCAGAATTAGCTAAATTATACTCTAAAGAAAAAGCTACTATTTTTATTTGTGGAAGAGATAAAGACCCATTAGAAAAAATCAAATTGCAAGGAGAAAAATTAGGTGGAAATATTATAACAAAAGTTGTAGATATATCTAACAAATTTGATCTAGAAACTTTTATAAATGAATCTAATAAAACAGAACCATTAGACTTATTGTTATGCAATGCCTGTACAAAAGGTTCTTTACAAAAACAATGTGATGTTAATTTAATTGGAACAGTAAATACGCTAAATAAAGGTTTGGATATAATGAAACCAAATACAACAATTGGAGTAATGAGTACATTAGGAATTTTTCAAAAAACTCCTTATGAACATTTTTATATGTCTGTTAAAAAAGCTTTGTATCATTATACCGAATCTGTAATGGCTGTAGGGAAAAATAAAAAAATCAAGGTAGTTCCGATATGCCCAGGTATGGCAAGAGATAAAAAAGATATATTTACAATGACATATAGTGAAGCTGCTGAAAATATATATCATGGATTGGAGAATCAGAGAGATTATATTATATTTCCTTTTTATCAATGGTTTACACTAAAAATAATAGAAACACTTCCAAATTTTGTAATACATTTTATTTTAATTAATTTTGTTTTTTAATTAATTTTGTTTTTTAAAAATTAAATGAACTTTGAAGTAAAACTTGAGTCGGACTATCTGGTTTATAATTATTTTTAAAAATATCTTCTATTTTTTCTTTTAATTCATTAGAAGTTACTAATACTGTATTTGTTAATACATTTTTTTTTATCTTCGATTTATTTGTCATTAATAATATACCTTGTTTTGAAACTAAATTAATAGATGGTAATTTATTCATTTCAGTAAAATCCCAAATAATATGTATTGGTTCAGGCGCTTTTAAAACTAGTTTTTTAAAATTTTCTTCATATGTAGACCATTTAAAATTTTTGTCAAAAGTAAACTTTATTGTTTCTTCATTAACTATCATTATAATTTAATTAGAAAAGTTTTATTTAAATTATACTTAAAGTTAAAGATTTAATAACTTTAATGGTTGTTCATATTCAAAACCTAAATTTTTCCTATTATAATAATATTAACATTCTTAATAATATTAATTTAAATATTAAATCAGGAGAATTTAATTTACTTGTTGGAGAGAACGGTGCGGGAAAAAGTACTTTACTGCGAATTATAGGAGGAATGCATCTTGTAAGAGATTATAATGTATTTTCTATTCTTGGAAATTCGTCTCCCAATGATCAATTCAATGGTCTCGCATATCTTGGAAATACATGGCAAAAAAACCAAGCTTATGTTGGTAACTTAAATTACTGTTGTGATATAAAAGTAATTAATTTAATGAAAAAAAATCAAGAGAAATATAAATTAAGGAGAGATATTCTTGTTAATTTATTAAATATTAATTTAGACTGGAAGATGCATGAAGTATCTGATGGAGAGAGAAAAAAAGTTCAAATTATGTTGGCTTTATTAAAACCATTTAATTTATTATTAATTGATGAATTTACAAACGAACTTGATGTTGTAGTTAGAGACAATTTATTTAAATATTTAAAAAACGAATGTTTAACTCGGAACGCATCTATCATATATGCGACACATATTTTTGATAATTTGCACAACTATGTTGATAATATTATTTTTATTTCAAATAAAACATGTCATGCTAAAAAATCACTAAAAGAATTTAATATTGAAAACAGTTTATATTTATCTGTTAAAAACAAAATTTTAAATAATAAAAACGCACAATCGTTAAATTACAGCTTTGATAAAAAAATATTAGGACCACAAGGAGGCTGGTCAAGTGGGCGTTCGCAAAATATTATATAATTTTATTAAATTTATATAATTATATTATATAATGAGTAAAAGTAAAAGTAAAAGTAAAAGTAAAAGTAAAAGTACTTCTAAAACATGTATCGTATGTGGTATAAAATTAAATGACGAATATGAAAAATTAGAAGACAATGTATTCTATTGTAAAGAATGTTATGAATATCATTTATCACTTTTAAATGTTTCATCAACAGACGAGGATAAAAAATTGAAGTCTTTTATAGCTGAAACTACAATAAGCAATAAAGAAACAAAAGAAACAACTACAGACAAAGAGTTATCTAAAATGTCGAAATCTAAAACATTTAAAAATGGAGTAAAAACTTTAAGAAAAACTTCTAGTAATAAAAAAAAATGTAGAAAAAATAAAGAAAAAATATTAATTAAATTTAGAAAAGATTTACAAAATGAAACATATAAAGCAAATGAAAGCTGTACAAAAAATTGCGACGAAGGCCATTGGGTAGAAAAACATATGGGAATTAAAGCTAATTCAAAAAATGAACCCGATCTTTTAGGTTTTGAACAAAAAAAAGAAAGTCCAGTTATAACATTTATAGATAAACAAACAGATTATAAATATTACGAGGGTAGCCCTATACCAACTAGGGGTAAATATGCAAAATGTAAGAAACAAATTTTTTGGGATACTTTTAAAAGGTCAGGTTCTAAAGGAATAAGAATCGGGGGATGGGTTCTTAATAAATGGGACAATGACGGACAATGTTTATATATTGATTCTGATAATAATATTAATGTTTTATACAATTACGATAAAGACAAACGTGAAGATAAAGATAAAAGAGTTTCAGATTATTATAAAAATAAATACTCTCATGTAATATGTCAATGGTTAAAAAGTAGTTTAAAAAAAACTATAGAGGATAAATTTAATGTATGTGGATTTTATATTTTAATGAAAAGTAGAAGTAATAAATATAATAAAATTGCATTTGGTCCGTGTATTTCATTTGATTATTGGATTGATCAAGTCAAAAAAGAAAAAATTTACTTTGATGGATATTCTACAAGCGACGGTAGATGGAGAGGATGTTTTAGAGCATCAAAAGCTTGGTGGTTTGATTTAATTGAAAGATATGGTTCTATTGAAGAATAGATATCATATATTTACCAAGATGATAAGCGAACCTACAAGCTACTGCATTACCTATTTGCATTATTTGATCCTTTTTATTTCCATCTAAATAATAATCATCTGGAAAAGTTTGTATTCTTTTTAATTCTAATATTGTTAATCTCCTTATTTCAGTATCACTATACTTAACTAATGCATCATAACCATCCTTCCAATATCTAGCTGGTATTGTATATGATGGTTTATCTAGTTTTAAAATTTGCGCTCCAAAACCATTTCCATTCTTCTTTGCCTTTTCTCGTTTTGCCTTTATACCATTAATAGCTCTTTCACTTAAATAACTTTTAAGATCAACTTCTTCACGAGGAAGTAAAATTGTACTAACAGGAATTCTTTTTTCTTTAGTTAATATTGTTTTTGGCTCACTAGGCATTATATTAAGGTCCTTTCTTATACCAATAACAATAACACGTCTACGATTTTGTGGAACTTCAAAATCACTTGCATATAATTTATTAATGATGCAATTATAATTTTCTTCTAACATAGACATAATAATATCTATAACTTTTTCATTTTTACTATTTTTCATTGATAAAATACCTATAACATTTTCCATTATAAATGCTTTAGGTTTGAAATAATTAAGATATTTTACATATTCCATAAAAAGTGAATTTCTAGGGTCTTTTATATCTCTTTTACCTGCAATACTAAATCCCTGACAAGGTGGTCCACCAACTAGTACATCTATAATATCGTTTTTTTTCATATACTTTTCTTTAAAAATTTCAGGAGGAAACTTACTAATATCTTCACAAATACTAATATGATTTAAATTTTTTTTGTAACTATTTATTGCTTTATCCCAAATATCAATACCTGCTATAACATTCAGTCCCGAATCTTGTAAACCCTTGCTCATTCCACCACACCCACAAAATAAATCTAATACATTTAGTTTATTCATTTTTTCTAAATTTTTATTATTTTTATTTATAATCAATTTTTTATTGTTAATTATCATTTATATTTAACAATAAGATTAAGCTTTAACTATTTTAAAATGTTTTAAATATTAATTTACTTCTCTCTGAAAATGTTTTAAGTTTAGTTCTTTTTTTTAAGTGATTGTAATATTTTGTAATTAAGCTTACTCTTTCATTCACTTTTTTTGCATTTGGGTAACGAGATTTCTTATATTTTTTAATAACATCTAACCTAACTTTCATAATCATAGCTACTTGCCATATTCTTTTATGCGTGTATTTTTTTTGTTTAAACAATCTCTCTAACTTTAAAATAGAATTCTTAACATCTTCCACGGTTGTATACTTTACATGTATTGTATCTTTTGGATTTTTATCAATATAAACATCAAAAGATTTTTTTGGATCGTCTGGATTATACAAAAACCGCTTTTTTGTTTTCTTCCCACCTTTTTGTTTTTTACAATCCTTAAATGGGGCACAAGATGAACGCATTGTAAATCCTTTTACCTTTCTTGTTAAACATCGTTTTTTACTAAATCTCCTAGGTAATTTAAATACCTTTTTATCAGATTTTCTAACACATTTTTTAGTTTTTTTTCTAATATTACAACAATCTCTCATTATATTAACTGGTTATAATTTATCTTGCCCTAGCTCTTAGTTTTCGTCGTTTTCGCTGTAATCGTCGTATTCGCTTTTTACGCCACTTCCAACGCATTTTTGCTCTGGATTTTTTAAACAAACAACCTTTTGACATATGATATCTTATTTAAAAATGTGTTTAAATTGAAAGACAAAATAACAAGTTTTTTAAAAGGTAATAAAAATTAATTACTAATTAAATTAGCAACCATGTTTTATACCAGAAGATTACTAGCACCAACAACAATTTCTTTATCTAGTATCGGATATTTACAATTTAGCCCTTTTAAAAATAAAAAAACACAAGATGAAAATAAAACTTATACAGAAGAAGAAGTGTCAAGGCATAACAGTCCGAATGATGCGTGGGTAACATACAAAAATAAAGTTTATGATGTAACAAATTTTTTGGATATTCATCCCGGTGGTAGAGAGAATTTACTTATGGCAATTGGCGGTCCTGTTGATATGTATTGGAATATTTATAGACAACACTATAGTGATTATGTTTCAAAAGTAATGTCAAAATATGAAATTGGCGAATTAAAAGATTACCAAAAAGAAGAGTTTGATAATGAATATCACAATGAACCAGTAAGAAATAATATAACAACAACCGTTCATAAAAAAGAACCGTACAACGCCGAATTAAATGTCGCAAACATTCTAGATTCTTATATAACTCCTGAAAAAAACTGGTTCACTAGAAACCACCACCCCGTCCCTGATATTAATATAGAAGATTACCGTGTCATTATCAATGGAAAACTTTATAAATATGATGATATTACAGACTTTAAAATTAGTGAAATCACAACAACCATTCAATGTGCCGGAAATCGTAGAAGCGAACTTAATGAAATAGATAAAACGATGGGACTACCCTGGAAAGGAGGCGCTATTTCAACCGGTAAATGGCGTGGTGTTTGGTTAAGTGATATTGTTGAAATTCCAAAAGATAAAAAATATATTAATCTTTATGACTATGATAGCAAGTTTTCAGTTTCCGTTCCAATCGATCAACCTTTGTTTTTGGCGTTTAATATGAATGATGAAGTTTTAACCAGAGACCGAGGATATCCGTTACGTGTTATTGCACCGGGTTTGACTGGTTCTAAGAATGTTAAGTGGATTCAAGAAATTTCATTTTCAAATGAAGAAGCCGAAAGCCCTTGGCAAACAGGTATAGCATATAAAATAATGCCAAACTTTGTTAAATCAACCGCAGATATTGTTCCTGAATTAAAAGAAATTCTTCCAATCATTACAACATTGCCGATTCAGTCTTATATTTGTGAAAAAGAAATAGACGAAGACAAGAAATTTGTAACATTAAAAGGATATGCAATGGCTAGTAAAGATAAAAAGATATTGAAAGTTGAGGTTAGTGATGATGGGGGCAAAACATGGAAGATGTCAAACATTTATAAAGGCAAACATGAAAAAAATGTGTGGTGTTTTTGGAAAATAAGACTTACTTACAATCCAGAAACTAAATATATATGCCGTGCTACAGATGACTATGGAACAACACAGGAACACACAGCCGAACAACTGTGGAACATACGGGGGATAGCGAATAATTCGCTTTGATAATGGATATAAAAAATTGATCATGTTTTAAATCTTTTAATATATATAAAAGACCCCAAAAGATGAATTGTCATATCTGTGAAGAACATAAGGGAATGCACTTTTGTAGCAGATGCAAATATCCAATGTGTCCTGAATGTGCTAAAAAAGTATTAAAAGAAAAAGATGAGTGTCCACACTGTAAAAACACATCAAAGATTAAATACTTTCTTGCGGGTAAAATGCAAGAGGAGGGGGTTGACATGAGTGACGATCATGTAATAAAAAATTATATGAAAAAAAAAATTATTGTTCGCGACGATAAAAACAGCGATGCTTATATCTCAATAGATAGTATTGTAGATACATTTGATATAGATTATGAAAATGTAATTGATTTTGAACATTATTATAATACAGAAATTCCACTACCAGAAAATAATTATAATTTATTAACTAAAATAACAGGTCCGGCTGTTGTAATTAAATGCCCGGGATGGGGAATATTCCCGCATGGTACTTGGTGTGATGCTAATTTTAGTAATATATGTGATATTCCTAATATAGTAAATAAAAGAAATTTTCAAATGATAAAATCATGCGATGTCTTTTCCTTAAAAATTAATAACAATAATGATTGCTTCAGGAGTTTAGAAGAATGGGGAATGGCAGTTGCAATTGGAAAAATACCTATTCTTATAATTTCTAGCTCTTGTAATCCATTATTACACGAACATTATCTAAAAGCTGCAGAAAGTATAGAAATATTAGAAACACTGTCAGAAGAAAGAAGGAATGCTATATTTTATTGTCATCCTGATACTACACTTACTTATAGTGAATACAAATTACAAATGCAAAGCATAATTGGCTTAAAAGAAAAAAAATATGAACAAACGATATACGACTACGAAGATCACGAATACCCCTTTGAAGATGCTAAGGAAGAGTATAAAGAATCACAAGAAATTCTCAGGAACATACATGGGGATAGCGAATAATTCTGTTTTGTAATGAAGATAAAAATTTAACACGGTTGGAATACAAAACTCAGCCTTACCTAATTTTAAGTCTTTACATAAATTAAGCCCCCAGTTAAAAGCATTTTAGGTAACAAAATGTAAAACTATTTAAATAAATCATATATATATTTTTATATGAAAAGTATATTATCTAAAACACGAACTAGAGAAAATGATTATAAAATATCAATTGAGGATTTATGTAATACACATATTAAACCTATATTACATTTAATTACAAACACCATATATAAAGAAGATTATTCAAAAATAAAGACAATTAATATTCAAAAATGGTTAACAACTAATCAAAAGTCTATAAATGATATACGTATTTTTTTAGAATTACCACTTATAAAAGCAAATCATATAGGATATGATTTTTTTGATAAAAAAACTGTTTATGCTTCACAACAGGAAATGATTATGGCAAATATATTATATAAAAATTTACACCCAGATTATGATTATATTTCACATAAAAGATATCCAAAAGAATTTTATAAATTTATTGGTAGAAAAGATAGGTCGTACTCATTTAAACTTGATTTTACTATAATAGAAAAAAAAACGAAAAATACTATTCTTAATATTGAAGTATGGCAAAATACCTTAGAACAAGCGAATAAAATAAAAGAGAGTGGATTTAAACAAAGGATGGTAAATTATTGTATAAAACAAGGAGGACGAAATGACAAGGAAAATTTTTGGAAAGAACAAACTATACCTTTTTTAGGCGTTGATAGAGAATATTTAGTTACAAAAAAAGGAGTACTAAAACTATTAGAAACATTAAAAAAATTTGTAAAATTAGAAGAAAAAGAACTTTCAAAAGAATTTTTAAATGAATATCTTGAAATGGTTAAAAATATAAAAAAGGTTGGAAATTCTTCTGGGTTTTCTGAAATCAAACCTATAAAAAAAATATATACTGACGATGAAAGAAAGGAATTTGAAGACGATATGAAAATAATTATGAACAAAAATGAAGGCGAAATACCGGTATTTTCAAGTTTTAAAAACAATAAAAGCTCTTTGGGACCAACTTATTTTACAATTGTAAATAAATTATATGAAGGAAGCTTTACTGAGTTATGTAAAAGATTCGGCGACGAGAGAAAAAATACAAAAAAAAAAACTATCAATAAACAATAAGAATAATAATATTTTACGATGTCATGGTTTAAAACCTAATTCAACAGAAGATGATATAAAAGATGTTTTTTGTAAAATATTTATAAATTTTTTAAATACAAAAGAAAATGGTTCTCATTATAGTCAAAAGGAATGGAATAACTATTCAGAACTTTTACCACATAATACGCACGGTAGAGCAAGTGAAGGACGGGTATATAGAACACATTTAGGAAATCTTAAAAATCCATGGAAAAACGTTAATAATTGGTTTGAAAAATTTAGTAAAGATAGTATAGAATGGGCTAAAAAAAAAAATATTAAAATTCCTAAGGTATATTTAGAAAGTTTTAATATTTTCATTGATAATCTAAATAAGTTTAAATTAATGTTAGATAATAGAGATGAAGGATTGGGTAAAAGTACGAAACCTTATACAGAATTAGAACAATACTTAGTAAATAATTGGTATCAATCACACAAAGCTAAATTCTCAACAAATAGTGGAATTTTTGAAAGACACCCAGAAACAATTAAAATTTGGAAAGATTTTATAAATAGTGAAAAATATAAAATAAAATTATTATCAGGAATTGAAAAAAATAAATATAATTTAGAATGTATTAAAAAATACTATAATACTAACGGAAAATTACCATCATCAACTAGTAATGATCATAGAATAGCCTTTTTAGGAAGATTACATATCAGGATGAAAAAAAACTTAAAAGAACACTTAATTTTGAATAACCAGGATTTAACTAATGCATGGAAAGATTTTCTTGAATATGTGGATATTAATTTAGAATGGAATAAAATGTTTGAAATTTTACAAGAATTTATAAGTCAAGAAAAATGTTTACCAAAAAAGGAGCAAAAATATAAAAGTAAAAAAATTGGTATATGGTGTGCAACACAAAGACAAGCACATAAAAATAAGAAATTAATAGAATCACGAATTAAAAAATTAGAATCTATTAATATTTGGTCATGGTATATTAAATCAAAAGAAGCGTGTAATGGTATATGGAATAAAATGTTTAAAATTCTACAAGAATTTGTAAGTGAAAAAAAATGTTTACCAAATCAAAAACAAGAATATAAAAATGAAAATATTGGTTCTTGGTGTTCAACACAAAGACAAGCACATAAAAATAAGAAATTAATAGAATCACGAATTAAAAAATTAGAATCTATTGATATTTGGTATTGGAATGAAAAAGATTTTAAATGGAATAATATGTGGAATTTATTGAATGAATATACTATTAAAAAACCATTATATTATTCACCATCTCTACCTAAAAATTTACAAAGATGGGCACATCGACAAAGAGAAGTATGTAAAGAAAAAAAATTAACAGAATTACGAAAAAAAAAATTAGAATCTATAAATGGATGGTTTTGGGATATGGATGAGTGTTGGGATAAAAAGTACGATTTATTAATAGAATATTATAATAATTTTAAAAAACTACCCGATTCGAAAACCGTATATAAAGAGTTTCCTATTGGTTATTGGTGTACTAGCCAAAAAAAAGATAAAAAAGATAAAAAAATAAGCAATGGAAGAATTATAAAATTAGAATCTATTGATATTTGGTGTTGGGCTAAATGGAATTGGAATAAAAATTCTATAAAATAAATGGCTAAACCAAAAAAAAGGAATCATAAACATATACACTGTGGAAATAAACAGTTAAATGCTACAATTAATACACAAACAAACCTACTCCTCTATCTTCATCGCCAACATACATACTTTAATCTGTCCGTAACTTATATCTTTGCCCACTATATCTTTTATTGGTCTTAGTTTTTCTGTTCCTACTTTTTTAATTGCCTTTTTAATTCGTTCTTCCTTTTCTTCTGTCAAGTCAAAAAAATTCGAATCTATACAAAAAAATTCGAATCTAGATAAAAAATAATAATTCTCAAATATATATGAAAACAAGAAGGCGTCTCCCCAAATTAAGAAAGGTTACAATAAAAAACAAGAAACACATATACAAACTAAATCAACCAACAAAAAAAAGAAGATTAGCCATCGATGAAAAAATCAAATCGGAGAGAAATAAAACAAAATCTTCTATGAGAAAAGCTGCTTTAGCTAAAAAAAAACGATTTAATATACTGAGAATTTATCGCAGATACAAAAATGTGAAAGATTGTAAGAAAATCACAAAAGACATGCGTTATATTGATAAAAAATACAAATTAAACAAAACCAATGATATTTGTGGTAAGAAATAATGTTTATAATCTATATATATAATGAGTGAAACAAAAGACGAAGATAAGATGCTGGCTGCCATCAAGAAGGACGGGCATGCGCTCAAGCATGCCTCAAAGAAGCTAAAGGGCGACAAAAAGGTTGTGCTTGCCGCGGTGAATAAAAACGGGTTTGCGTTCCTGTATGCTGACTCAGAGCTAAAAAAGGACAGGGACATCGTCATGGCTGCAGTCAAGCAGAATGGCTCTGTACTCGGGTGGGTTGATGACTCAAAGCTGAGGAACGATCAGGAGATCGTAATGGAGGCCATTAAGCAAAACTGGCAAGCTTTTGTGGATGCTGATAAAAAGCTCAAGAATAATAAGGATTTCATACTAGATGCTGTGAAACAGGACGTGCGAGTGCTCAAGTATGTCGACGAAAAGCTAAGGAATGACTGGGATTTTGTAATGGCTCTCGTCAAGGAGGATGAGCGTGCAATCGATTATGTCGGAGTAAAAATACAAGATGATATAAAAAATCACATGAAAACGAAAAAACCCTTAACAAAAAAGGCACTGGGTCGTAAAAAAAGACGAGGTAGGAATAGAAATGTTATAGCCAATCTAACAAAAAGAAGAAAAAAAAAGAAAACAAAAAAGAAAAAACAAAAAAAGAAAACAAATAAAAGAAAAAATACAAATTAAACAAAACCAAAAGTATTTGTGGTAAGAAATAGTTTTTATTTTAATATTTTACCTAATGTTTAAGTACGAACCTCCGAGAGATATTCGAGACGACGTTTTTCAGCGTCATCTCTCTCTTCCCGTAGGCGTTGCCGAACAGCCAATGGAAGTTCATCCCCAAAATAATCTTCCATATTAATATTCACACATACCATAATGTCTCCAGACGGCTCCATATAGGCTGTTTCTTCGGAATCCACAACACTCTTGGCGAAGGTCGGGGATGATATCTTCCAAAGTTTTTCAATGACCGCATAAAATTTTTTAGCTTTTTCTTCGTCCATCATTTCAAAACTATCATTAATGTCGTCAATGGCAGTTTCTCCACATGGCTTTGTATCGTTGCCGGAGTATTCCAGAGTAAGCAGGGGATCCGAAAACCCAGGACAGCCCGAGAAATAAATATAAACAAGGACACTAGATTCTGCATCAAAGTCTTCTCCCCAGTTCTTCTCCCCATCGCCCCTTACTTTCTCAACTACTTTACCCAAGACACCCAGCATCTCTTCATTCACGATGGAGGCAAGCATTTGCAAATCTACAGTGTTGTTTCTTTTCCTTTTAAAGCGCCTATATATGATAATCCAAAATCCACTTCAAGTTTTTTATAATGTCACCTGAAACCCTATTTCTAATTCGTTGAAATAAACAATAAATTGAAGCTAGTTTAAATTAGATTTTTATCTAATAAACTATTTTAAACACAGATCAACCATGATGAAAAACTCGTATTTATATAGCCAACCCCCCTTAAAACTTCGGGATTGGGTAAATGAAAATCTTTATATGCTTAATTTCAGTGGACTTTCAGAAAATCCAGCAGCGATTGATATCTTAAGAGATAATCTTCATAGAGTTGATTGGTATTCTCTTTCAGGAAACCCTGCAGCGATTGATATCTTAAGAGATAATCTTCATAGAGTTGATTGGTATTATCTTTCACAAAACCCTGCAGCGATTGATATCTTAAGAGAAAATCTTCATAGAGTTGATTGGGCAGGGCTTTCACGAAATCCAGCTGCGATTCATATCTTAGAAGATAATCTCGATAGAGTTAATTGGAAAGAACTTTCACAACATCCAGCTGCTATTCATATCTTAAGATATAATCTTCATAGAGTTTATTGGTGGATGTTTTCACGAAATCCAGCTGCTATTCATATATTAGAAGATAATCTTGATAGAGTTGATTTTGAAGAGCTTTCAAAAAATCCAGCGGCGATTCATATATTAAAAGATAATCTTGATAGAGTTAATTGGTGGATGTTTTCACGAAATCCAGCTGCGATTCATATATTAGAAGATAATCTTGATAGAGTTAATTGGTGTGGGCTTTCACTAAATCCTGCAGCGATTGATATCTTAAGAGATAATCCTCATAGAGTTGATTGGTGTGGGCTTTCACGAAATCCTGCAGCGATTGATATCTTAAGAGATAATCCTCATAGAGTTGATTGGTATGGGCTTTCACAAAATCCAGCAATATTTGAAATCGATTATGAAAAATTAAAAAAGAAAATAGAACCCTTTAAGAAAGAGCTT